ATGATTGACAAAAAAGAATTAGTTAATCTTATCAAGAAACAACAAGCCGAGGACGACAAAGCCTATAAAATGTTTAGTTTTGATGATGATTTTACGGTGATTTACAAGGCAAAAAAAGCTACAAGAAATGCAATTCTTGAAGCTATTGAAAATATAAAAAAGGAGTAAAACAATATGAACATTATGTTAGACGAAAAGGCTTTAATGCCGAAAAGAGGACACGCAACAGACGCAGGACTTGACTTGTTATCACCGATTGATACGCTCGTTCCTGCAAAGGGCAGTATCAGCATTGATACAGGCGTACATATTGAGTTACCACCAAATACCGCAGGCTTTCTTAAATCAAAAAGCGGACTGAATGTAAAGTACGGCATTACAAGCGAGGGCGTTATTGATGTCGGCTATACAGGTAGTATCGTTTGTAAACTGTATAATCATTCTAATATGGACTATAAGATTAATAGGGGCGACAAAATCACTCAACTTGTAGTTATGAAGATTGATATACCCGAACTCAATGTTGTTGATGAATTTAAGGCAACAGAGCGTGGCAATAACGGTTTCGGAAGCACAGACAGATAATGGATATATCCGAGGTTAAAAAGAACTTAAACAAACTTGTTACTTATCAGCCGACTAAAGAAAGCAAAGCAATAGATTACTATTTATCAGGTTGCATTTTACGGCGAAACAAGGAAACAAGAGATATATTTTATCAAGCGGAAATCAAAGATATTAAGGCAAACAGCGTTATGATTGTTGATTTATCGCAGGTAACAGCAAAAGGACTAAAAAAATGATAGTATGCAAAAAGAAACGGTGTGTATGGCGTGTCTATTGTGGCGAGGGCAAATACTATTGTCACAAAGCAGGCGATTGCCCGAATGTGGTTAAAGTAAAAGATACTCTACCAAATGTAAAATGGGCAGGATTGGTTAACAATTCGCTTGGTATTAAATATTATGCGTCAAAACGAAACAAAAAGGGGAATAGTGAGTAAATGCAGTATTATTTTATGATTAATGCAAAGTTGCCCTCGCTAAACGAATATATTGCAAAGATAAACAACAACAGACATACAGGCAATAAATTCAAGCAGGAAACAGAAGAATTGATACAATGGGCGATTAAGTCAGCAAAAATTAAAAAAATGATACAGCCCACTTGCAAGCCTTGTATAGTACATTTTGAATGGCACGAAAAAACAAGGCGTAGGGATTGTGACAACATTGCAAGTGCAAAGAAATTCATTCTTGACGCTTTGCAGAAAGAAAACATAATTCCAAACGATAATCAAAAATACATAAAGGGCTTTACAGATACTTTTGTTAAGGACACAAAAGATTTTGTAATTGTCCGCTTGAAAGAGGTAGAAAAATGAAAGCTATAGCATTAGTAATATACCTTAGCGTAGCAACTCTCTTTGTGGTTATAGCCTATGTTTGCGGCTACAATGACGGTTGCAAGAGCAATGAGTTTTGGAAAGATACTGTTGAAAAATACAAAGACCTTTTAGAAAGGCAAAATAACGATTGGGCGGTAGCCTATAACGATTTACAAAATGAATGGCTTGGAAAATACAAAGTAACAGTAGAAAGTTATGAGCGGCAAATTAAAATCGTGAAGCAGATGTTAGAAAAGGAAAGAGGTGAGAAGTAATGTATATCAGTAAATTTGTAATAGGTTTAGTTGTTGGTGTAGTAGCAACAGTTATTTTCTTTGGCGTTTACGGTAGTGTAACTAATCACAAAGAAAACAAATAGCAGGAGGGCTATGTTATGGACTTATTAAAAGAATGTTTGCATTTGCGGGATAAAATACGAGATGTTGACGAGCAAATCGAAGAAATCAAGGCTATATTATATTATCCAAAGTGTCAAGACTTATCGGGTATGCCGAAAGGTGAGGGAAGCGGCGAAAGTATCATTGATAAATTGATAACAAAAAAAGGCAAACTCGAAAAGAAAAAGGCAGAAACAGAAAAGCAGTTGAATACTAAATGGCTTGATGTAGAAAGAATTTGCAGTAATGCTCATATAAGCAAAACAAACATTAAATTAATGATGTTCAGGTATTATTACGGCTTGCCGTGGAAAGCAGTTAGAAACAAAATGTGTGATTATACAAAACAAGAATGGAACGAAAACAAAATATTTCGTGTTCATCATAATGTATTGTGCAAAATCAACAATGAAATTGATAAATCAGCGTAAATTATTGTAAATAATGTGCATTGAAAAAAAGTCATTATTTAGATAAAATAATATTGTGAAATAATTTAATGTGTTTCACTTCATATTCATTTTAATTTTACCTTTCGCACCGAGCCGTCCTTTTTGGGCGGTTTTCGTGTTTTATTAAGTAATTAGACAAGGAGGGCTACACTTTGGCAAAGAGCAAGGGCAATGTTGGCAATTTGAAGCCCGTTACAAGCAAAGAGGAAGCAAGAGAAAGAGGCAGAAAAGGCGGTATTCAGTCAGGCAAGACAAGAAAAGCCCGAAAACAAGCAAAAGAATGTTTGAATATGATACTTTCACTTGATGTTACAGGCGAAAATAACAAAAAACTTTTATCAAATCTCGGCATTGAGGATAAAGAACAACAAAACATTATGCTTTTAATGGCTCGTATGTATATGAAAGCAGTAGCGACAGGCGACGCAAGTGCAATAGCAAAGATACTTGAAATAGCGGGCGACTTGGAAGCAAACACCGCCGAAAAGTCAGCACCCACAATCAATATCAGCGTTCAGCCTGCAACTGAAAAAGATGTTGAAGATATGGAGTAAATTTATAAGGAGGTGAGAATATGGCGAAACAGAACAAATACGGAAGCAGACAGACCCCTATGCAGTCACGAATTGCAAAGGCGACAGGTCAGTCAAGAGGTATGGCGGGTGTGTTTGGTCGTACTCGTCGTGACGCTTATAACGGCTTTAGAAGAAAGTCTAACGGCGGAATGGGTGGTTAATAATGAGCAATTTATTATTTGACCCCATTAAAACACAGGCAAGCGTTACGGATAGCGTGCTTGTCGGCTTTAGTGGCGGTAAGGATAGCATAGTAACGCTTGATTTGTGCGTTAAGTATTTTAAAAATGTTGTGCCGTTCTTTATGTATCTTGTACCCGATTTACAATTTCAAGAAAGAATGTTAAAGCGGTATGAGGATAAATACGGCATAGAAATTATTAGACTGCCACACTTTGAGTGTTCAAACTTCTTAAAGTATGGCAGTTTTACAATGTTTGACCCGACTGTTGATATTGTAGGTATTACAGACACTTACGAATATTTAAGGCAGAGAACGGGCATACATTGGATTGCAGCGGGTGAGCGTTGTGCTGATAGTATCGTGCGTAACGCAATGATTAAGCAGAGCGGTAGCATAGACTACAAGCGAGGACGCTTTTACCCTATTGCATATTGGAACAAACAAGAAGTATTACAGTACATCAAATACAAGAAACTGTATTTAAGCCCCGAACAAAAGAAAATCGGCTTTTCTTTTCGCAGTTTGGCAGGGTGTGAGTTGGCAACAATCAAAAATATGTACCCCGCAGATTATGAAAAGATATTAAAGGTTTATCCCTTTGCAGGGGCGGCAGTTGAAAGATTTGAAAAGTACGGCAAGTAAAGTAGGTGATTGAGTGGCAAGGACATTTTCAAGAACGCATAAAATTGTTAGAACACAACCCGCTTCTTATTATTCTTCACAATCAAAAGAGGAAAGAGCAAGAAACGCACGAAATCATATGAGTATGTTGCGTGATAAGCCTATGGTAAGAGTTCCTAACAGAATGAAAGTAAACAGTATGAAAAAGCGTTCAAGCGGTGGAGCAGGAGGCTAAACGAATGGCACAAAGCAAATATCAAAAATTCAAGATTGAAACAATCAGCAGAGCAGATATTAAGAACGCCGACTATAACCCACGCATTATGGATAAAGAGGCAAAGAAGCGATTAAAAGCAGGCTTAAAGAAACACGGGCTTGTATCAACTTTGACTTGGAATAAGCGAACGGGCAACCTTGTAGGCGGTCACCAAAGGCTTGAACAGTTAGACGCTTTAGAGCGTAACAAAGATTATACACTTGATGTTTGCGTGATTGATGTTGACGAACAAGAAGAAGCAATATTGAATGTGCAGTTAAACAACCCGTCAATGCAGGGCGATTGGGATTTAGACGCATTAGCCGATATGACAGAGCAATTTGACATTGACTTTGACGATATGGGCTTTACTAAACTTGATGTGGACTTTATGTATGACGGTGACGAGAAGTTTACACAGCTATTTGAAACACCTGAAGCACAAGAAGTCAAACAAGGGCTTGAAGAAGTCAAGGCGGCAAGGCAGGCGGGCAAAGAGCGTATGCAAGATAAGAATAACATTAACTTTTATTCTATCATTGTTTTTGAGGACGAAAAGCAACGCACCGATTTTTACAAGAAAATCAGCACGCCGCCGAGTGAAGAATATTTGACTGTTGATAAAATAATGCGAATAGCAAAGTAAAAGGGCGGTTATTATACCGCCCTTGATGTTGTCTTTTTTGGTCTTTTTGATGTTGTATCTTTATATGTTAACTGCAATGTGCACCCGTTTAAATCAGCGTATATATAACGGCTGTTAAAACGGCTTACATTCAATTTTAAGCCTTTGGGCAATGTACCATAGCCCTGAATATAAATATCATTTGCAAGTGTTGTTGTTTTCATTTTCAAGCCCCCTTTAAGCAAATACAGATAACGCAAGCATAAATGCTGCGGCTTCACGGTCACTTGAAATAAAGTCACCACGGTACTTGACAAATTCGCCTACAAATTCTTTATGATTTGGCACAAATTCATCAAATGCGGTTACGGCTTCTTTATAGCCCGCTACATTATTATGATTGTAGAGAAATTCATATTCTTTGTTGAATTGGTCTAAAAATTCTTTGATATTCATAATATTTATGCCCCCCTTTATGCTGTCAAGCGGTAATCATAGTCAACAAATACAAATGTATTACCGCCTTGCAATATCTCGCCTGTACGCTCGTCACGGTCGTAATTTTCGTATTTCATTGCTGTGCTTTCAATCTCTTTTTTGTCAATGGCTAATTCTTTAATATTTACCCAAATTGCATAGCCGTCATAAGATACACCGACACGGCGGTTATTGTAGCCGTGTTCTTTTAATTCTTTGCGAATTGCTGCAAGTCTTTCATCATCTGTCATAGTATTTACCTTTCTACGATTATAGCCCGTCGGCTTTATTTCTTATCTTTGTATATATTGTATCACAAAAGTGATATAAAATCAATAGTAAAATAGTGAAAAAATGCACAAATATCAATGTAAAACTTTGTGAATTATGCCTATTGATATTATAACACATTTGTGATATTATATAAATGTAATGAGGGGCAGGCAATAATAAATAGCCCCCGTACAGAAAGGTAAGACAATGAAAGAGTACATTTGTAGATTAGTTAATAATGAGGGCTTTATTATAGACGGTGCTTTTGTTACTGCAAAGAATAAAAAAGAAGCATTAGAAAAGTATTTGATTATTCACCCATACGCTAAAACCGATAAATGCGTATTTGATAAATATACAGTTGAAAGAGCGTAAGAGGGGGTAACGGTATGTTAGAGTATAAAAGTGCTATTGTAGACGAGTGCGGCGACATTGTTTATTGGTGTGAAAATTTGACTGAAAATGAGATTAGAGAAATACTCGCAAATCATATTGAATGGCGTAGAACTTGCATAGAAATATAATGCTAAATAAAGCAATAGACAAAAGCGGTTGAGCAAATCAGCCGCTTTTTTGTGTTGTTTTTGATGTGATGTAAGGGCGGTGGTAAAAATAAATATTGATGTAAAGATAAACCCCGTATATTTTCCGTATCTTGATAAACCGCAATTTGTACAGATATTTTACGGTGGCTCGTCAAGTGGTAAATCTTATTTCAACGGACAAAAGATTGTACTTGATAATATGCACGGCGTTAATTGGCTTTGTTGTCGTAATGTTGCTAAAACAATGCGTAACAGTATATTCAATGAGGTAACAAAGGCAATAATTAAAATGAATTTGAGCGAGTATTACAGGATAAACCGCTCGGATATGGTTATTACTAACACCCTGAATAATAAGCAAATACTATTTGCGGGGCTTGATGATGTTGAAAAAGTCAAGTCAATTACACCGATTGAGGGCGTACTCGAAAGGATATTTGTAGAAGAAGCAACAGAGATAAAGTATGCCGCCTATAAGCAATTAACAAAGCGTTTGCGTGGTTATAGCGAACACCGCAAAGGTATTATTTTAGCATTTAACCCTATCTTAAAATCACATTGGATATATCAAACATTTTTCGGCGGTTGGCAAGACGACAAGAATTGTTACGAAGATGATAATTTACTAATCTTAAAGACCACCTACAAGGATAATTTGTTTTTGACACCCGAAGATAGAGAGCAATTAGAGAATGAGAGCGACCCATATTTCTATAATGTGTATTCACTCGGTAATTGGGGCATACTCGGCAACATTATCTTTAAGAATTGGCACACAGAGGATTTAAGCGAACAATCAAAGACTTTCGACCATTTATATTATGGTTGCGACTTTGGTTATTCCTCCGACCCTAACGCTTTGATAAAGGTACATATTGATAAGACCCGCAAAAAGATTTATATACTTGATGAATTTTATCAAGCGGGAATGAATGATGATGAACTTGTGAGAGTATCACGCAAATTTGTTAAAGACGATTATATCACCTGCGATAGTGCAGAGCCGAAAACGATTGACTATTTAGCAAATCACGGCGTAAATGCTACACCTGCTGTAAAGGGTGCGGATAGTATCAATCGTGGCATAAGGTGGTTGCAAACATACGAAATAATTGTTGATGTGCGTTGTCAAAATTTCAAAAACGAGATAGAGCAATACCATTGGCAAGAGGATAAGTACGGTAATGCAATGGCAAAGCCTGTTGACGCAAACAATCACCTTTTAGACGCTTTGAGATATGCACTTGAACAAGAAATGTTAGAAGCAGAGGTAGAGGCAGGAATAAGAATATAATGTGTAATCACAATTTTGTAACTGTTAATGATGTTAGAGTATGTCAAAAGTGCGGTATTACCGTTACTTTTGATAATAAAGTGCTATTTGATAGAAAAATAGCAAACTATAAACCTAAAAAGAAGAAGCGAGGCAAGAAATGGCAAGGAAAATAACTGAATTATATCCCGATTTTACGGCTTTTATTGATGAAATTGACGAAAACGGTATAACACCCGAATTACTAAGCAAGATTATCAATAAACACAGAGGCAATTCACTTTATAACAAGAAACTGTATGACCGCTATATGACTATGGACGGTGGCGTACCTATCTTTAAGCGTGAGCCGAGATTTGAAGAAGAAGAAAAGCCGATAAACAACAAAATCAATAATGACTTTTTTAGTGAAATTGTAGATTTTAAGACAGGCTATTTTGCAGGCAGACCGATTACATACAGTTATGCGCAGAATGACGAGGCAGAAGAAGCAACGGGCGGTAAAGAAGCAGTTGAAAAGGCTACAAAAGCACAAAGCGACTTTGTAACCCGTAACAATATGTACGGCGTGGATATGGAAACAACGAAGTTTGCAAGCATATATGGTTATGCGGGCAGGCTTTTTTACATTGACACAGAGGGCAACGAAAGAGTAATGCCCGTACAAGGCTTTGAAACTATCATTTTGTCAAAGACTGATATATCCGAGCCGAAATATGCAATACGCTATTATCCTGTATGGGATATAAACAATGTAAAGTCGTGGGTAGTTGAATTTTACGACAATACAAACATTTATACATACAAAGGCTATCTATCCAAATTAGAGCAGGACGGCGAGCCTAAACCGCATATGTTCGACTTATGCCCGCTGCAAGGCATAGCGAACAATAAAGAGATGTTGGGCGACGCTGAAAAAGTGCTATCTTTGATTGATGATTACGACAAAGTGTTGTCGGATAATTCAAACGAGGTAGAGGCATTCGTACACGCTTATTTGATTTTTGAAAATCTAAAAATAAGTGAAGATACTATAAAAAAAGGTCAAAAGAACGGCTCTTTTGTATTTCCACCAACAGGAACACAGCAGGGCAAGGCTTATTTCTTAACAAAGAATATAAACGACAGTTTTACAGAACACCATTTACAGCGTGTGCAGGATAATATCTATCGTTTCAGTAAAACGCCTAATTTGAATGATGAAACTTTCGGAGCGGCGAGCGGTGTATCTCTCAAATTCAAATTACACGGGCTTGAAACAAAATGCGGTATGTTTGAGGCAAAAATGATGGACGCAGGACAATATATGTGGCGTGTTCTTGCGAGTGCTTGGGCGAAAAAGCAAATTGCATTTGACCCGTTACAGGCTGATATGGACTTTGTGCGTAACTTCCCGCTTGACCTTGCAAACGAGGCAACAACAGCACAGGCATTAAAGGCTATCGGCTTGCCTGATGAAATAGTTTACAGTCAGTTGTCATTTATTGATGATGTTGACTATGTTCTATCCCTTAAAGAAAAGGAAATGAACGATATAACACCGTTGCAAAAAGATACGCCCGAAGATGAAGAAACAGACGAAGAAGCAGACGAAGAAAACAACGACAAAGAAGAAAAAGAAAAAAAGGCAAAAAAGGATAATGAATAATGCCGATTTCAAAAAAGACGCTTGACCGCTATTTTGCTGAATTAAGGCGAATTGAAGCCCACAGAACAGCGGGGGCAGAAAAGAAAATAAGACGCTTATACAAAGCCCTTATGAAAGAGTTAATAGGCTTTCTTGGTAATGAGTATGCACAATATGCGGATAGTGACGGTAATTTGAGTATTGCATTATTGCAATCACAAAGCCGTTACGCCCGTTTCCTTGAAGAAGTCGAAAAGCAGGTTGACGGTTTAAGCCCGAAATATGCGAAACTTATAAAAGATACCGTAGAGGAAACATACAAAAATTGCTATGAGGGTATGGTTGAAGCGGTACAAAAATCAAATAACAATGCTGAACTTGCTGCAAATTTGCAAGGTTTGTCAGTAAGACCCGAAGTAATGAAAAATGCCGTTGAAAATCCCGTCAGTGGCTTAACTTTGCCTGATAGGTTAGAAAAGCACAGGGCAGAAGTTATATACAGCATAAAGCAAGAGTTAAATATGGCTTTAGTTGTCGGGGATAGGTACGAAACCGTTGCAAAGAAATTGTCAAACAGACTTGATATTGATTATCGAAAGGCAATTACAATAGCACGAACAGAAACGCACCAAGTACAAGAGGGCGGATTTATGGATTGTGCCGTTGATTTGCAACAATGCTTTGACGGTAGCGAGTACATTTATGCGGCAACTTGGCGAACTATGAAAGATGAAAAAGTACGCCCACAAGTAGCAGCATATAAGAGAAAAGCAGGCGTAAAAGCACGAAAAAAGTATACAGCAGGTGCAAGGGCATATTTTGGCAAGCCTAACCATATCACAATGGAGGGGCGAACAGTTAAAGCAGGCGAATACTTTAAATTTGACGACGGCGTTAAAACAAAAGCCCCGTCACATAGTGGCGTAGCAGGACACGATTGTAATTGTCGTTGTATTCTTGAATACAATATAATGACATTTGCCGAATTTGAAAAGGCAACAGGCAAGCCCGTAACTACTGCAAGCGTTCACGGAAGCATTAAGCAACAAATGAACGAAAACGGCATTGCAAGCGTTAATTTACAGCGAACAACCGACGCAAAGGGTTTTGATACCTCTATCAAAGAAGCGATTAAATCACACCCCGTAGGGGCTTGTGTAGACGCCCACCCTTTGGACGAATTACAAAGTTATAAACTGTATTTGTCCGAAAATAAAATGGCAGGTGTAGCGGTTAAGCCTGACGGCGATATAACAGCAGTATTCAAAAATGCCGAATATAAACAGCGTGGGGCAGTTAATGATTTAATCATTACAGCAAGAGCAAACGGCGGTACAAAAATGGACTGTTTCGGTATTAGCCTTGTTAATAGGTATGAGCAATGCGGCTATGTGCCTGTTGCAAGAATACCATTTAATGACAAGTACATTGACGACCCGTATTTACTCAAAACACGCCCTGATGTTTATGTTATGATGAAAAATACAGACGACTTGCAAACAGTTATTGAAAAGAACGCTAAAAAGGCTTACAAAGTATCTATGCAAGAGGAATTAGACAAACTGAAAACGATTGAAGATTACGACAAAGCATTGAGTTACCGTGATAAGTTGTTAAAAGTGCAAGAGAGTAAATAAAAAAGGGGCATAGCCCCTTTTAAATATTATACTTTTGATATTCACTTATCATAATATCGGCAAGTCGCTGATTTATCATTGATTTTTGATACTCTCTTACATTGCCGTTAGGGTAGTAAACTTTAATCATCAATGTACCTTTCTTGCTTATTCTTTCTTCTGTTTTTACATTGTGATTAGTGATAAATTCTTCAACTGTTTCATATGTTTTAGTTGTATCAACATTAAAGATTTTATCAAGTTTCTTTCTGTCTTTTGCGGGTATGTTTTTAAAAAGAACACCGCCGTAGTATGAATAAGTTGTTTTATCAATTTTTACTGTATTACTCATAATTTTAACCTTTCTGCATTTATAGGCTGTCGCCTTTCTTTCTTTGTTGATTATAGTATAACACAAATGCGATACAATGTCAATATAATTTTGAATATTCAATATGTAAAATAATTACAAATATTTTGATTAAATTTTGTGCATTATGTCAATATACTAAAAAAGTATTTTATATTATAATATTGTAGAGGTGAAAATATATGTTGACGCAAAAAGAAATGGGCGATATGTCCGCAAAACAGATTATTGAACGCCTTGAACAAGATTACAAAGACGATAAAGACGCTTTAGAAGAAATAAAGCGGGCTAAACAAAATATAAAGTACATTGAAAGCCAAAAGGACTATAAAGGGCAATCACCGTGGCAACACGCTGTATCGCTTGCGGGTATGCTTGATTTATGGGGCTAAAACAATAGCGTGGGTTCTCCTTGTTCTCTACCTTTCTAAAATATTTTTCGCTCACGCTATTGTTAGTTATAAGCAGAAAGAACATTGTTTCTTTCTGCTTTTTATATGCAAATAAACGCTTCTATATGGAGCGTTTTTTTATATTTAAAAACGCTTTCTATACGGAAGCAAACATTATTCTATAAGGATATGGAGGAAAAAGTAATGACAACAGAACAAATCACAACCGCTGAAAAGACGCTTGACGCAGTAAAAGCAACAAACGGTAGAAATATTTTACCGTTAAATTTACAGTTATTCGCAGACGGTGGCGACGGCGACGGCGACGGAGCAAACGGAAGCAATACAGGCGATAGCGGAACAGACGGCGACGGCGATAATAAAGCACAAAATCAAAATGCGGCATTATCGACGGAAGCACTTGACAAACTTATTCAGTCAAGAGTTGACAAAATCACCGCTGACCTCGGTAAAAAGAACGCAACATTGCAAAAGGAACTTGATAATCTAAAAAAGGCGAAGTTGTCTGACGAAGAGATTAAAAATCTTGAAATTGCCGACAAAGAAAAAGCATTGACAGAAAAGGAACAAGCCTTACTTGAAAGAGAAAACAGACTGTATGCTATTAAGGCAATCAAAGAAGCAGAACTTGACGACGGCAGTGACTTATCGCTTGAACTTATTGACTTTGTAATGGGCGAGGACGAAAAGGCTATTGACGAAAAAGTAAAGTCTTTCAAAAGCCTTGTTGAAAGATTTGTTACTGCAAAGGTTGACGCTACTTTTAAGGCTAACGGCAGAACGCCAAACGGAAGCGGAAAAAGTGGCTCGGCTGATGATAAAAAAACAAGTGTTGCGGCTGAACTTGGCAAAGCCAAAGCAGAGCAACAAAAAAAGTCAAATGACATTTTAAATTATTATATTGGAGGTAACAAGTAATGAAGTTTACTACAAAAGATGTTACGCAGGGCGTAAATATTCTTGCTAACGACCATTATGTTGCAATTCCTTATGATTGTTCAAAAATCACAGCAACAAACGGCGTTATTAAAGCGGGTACTATCATTCCGTCTAATGATGATAAAGCAATCGGCGTATTGCTTAATGATGTGTACCCCGCAGAAAATTCAAACGGTACTATTGTTATTCACGGATTTATTGAAAAGGCAAAATTGCCTGTTGCACCGACAGTAGACACCGCTTCGGACGGTACTACAACAGTAGGTGCTACAACCGTGCTTAAACAAATTACATTTATTTAAGGAGGCAAACTAATGAGATTATCAGAAGTATTTAATGCGGACGCTATTGCTCTTAACTATACTAATGTGGCAAGTAATGCTATTCCGTATTTTGGTGCAGGTCTTTTCCCCGCACAGAAAAAGGCAGGTCTTGACCTTAAATGGATAAAAGGACACAACGGATTGCCTGTATCTCTTGCACCGTCAGCGTTTGACGCAAAGTCAAAATTCCGTGACCGTGTAGGCATTTCAATCAATGAAACACAAATGGCATTCTTCCGTGAAAGTATGCTTGTAAAAGAAGCAGACGAACAAGAAATTATGCGAGTACAGGACGCAAACGACCCTTATGCTACACAGGTACTCAACAACATTTTCAATGATACACAGACACTTATTGACGGTGCTAATGTTGTTCCTGAAAGAATGATTATGCAGTTGCTTGCACCGCTTAACGGCTCAATGGGTATTGCTATTAAGGCAAACGGCGTTGATTATACATACAACTATGACCCTGACGGCTCGTGGAAGAAAGAACACTACAAGAAAATCACTACTGCCGCTAATAAGTGGTCTGCTGCTGATACTTGCGACCCTGTAAAGGATATTGAGGACGCACTCGACGCACAGGAGGAGGCAACAGGTAATCGCCCTGCCGTTCTTCTTATGTCAAAGCCTACCTTTAACCTTATCAAGAACAGCAAGAAAGTACAGAGCGGTGTACTTGCACAGAATGTTACAGCAAATGTAAATTACACTACTGCAAGGGTAAGAGCGTATATTGAGGAAGAACTCAATATCTCAATCGTTGTTTATAACAAGCAGTATAAGGACGAAAGTGGCACAGCAAAGAAATTTTACCCTGACAATATCATTATGATGTTGCCGTCGGGCACACTCGGTAACACTTGGTACGGAACTACCCCTGAAGAAAGAAAACTTGCAACTAAAGCAGACGCAAGCGTATCTATCGTAAATACAGGTGTTGCAGTTGCCGTAACAATTACAGACGACCCCGTTAATACAAAAACAACAGCGTCGGAAATTGTATTGCCGTCCTTTGAGCGTGCTAATGAGTGTTACGCACTTGAAGTAGCATAAGCAGGTGATTAAATGACAAAAGAACAAGCAGAATTGTTAAAACTCGGATTTTCTATTGATGATACTACCTTGCTTGTTGTCGAAAGTGCTTTACAATGGGTGCTTGATAACACTACATTGCAATTTGATATTAATAAAGACAATGATTTAAAAGCCTTGCCCGCAAATGTAAGGCTTTTTGTTGTTAAATACAAAGAAGCAATGATAACAGATGTAGGCGTGTCAAGTGAAAGTATAGAGGGCTTGTCACATTCGTTTAATACGGGTGATAAAAGCAATCTCTTATGGGATTTAGCGAGTAGTTTACTTGGTGACTGCCTTGTATCGCCTGTTTCTTTTGTTTCTGCTACTGATAGGTGGAAATACTAAAGGGGCGGTGTTATGAGCATAAAGTGGAAAACGACAGTAAACAAAATGCCTGATATGATGAAAAACATTGAAACATTAAACGGTAGAAAAGTCGAAGTCGGCGTTATTGAGGGTGAACATCAATGGTTAGCCGCAATCCACGAATACGGCTGTAATATCACCGTAACCGACAAAATGAGAGCCTATTTGCATTATCACGGCTTGCATTTGTCGCCGAATACCACAACAATCAAAATTCCTGAAAGGTCTTTTCTAAGAAACGGACACGACACGAATATTGACAAAGTAATGACGCAGGCAGACAGAGCCGTTGAGCAGGTAGCGGGCGGATATATGACCGACCAACAGTTACTTGATATGATAGGGCAAGTGTTGGCGACGAATATAAAAAAATACGCCCGTGACTTATCAAATCCCCCTAATCACCCTTATACTGTTGAGCAAAAAGGCAGCAGCAACCCGCTTGTTAATACAGGCGGTATGATAGAGGGTATTTCTTGGAGGACAAAATAAATGCAACAGTATTTTCATTTTGAGAGCCTAATAAACAAATTCAGCCGTGAGTTTACCGCTACTTATAAAACGGGTGGCGGCGGATATGACGATAAAGGCGATTATACAAGCGGCGAAGTTGTCAAAGAAACCTTGATAGGTGCAATTATCAATTTCAAAGAAAGCAAAACATACAGAGCAGAGGGAACGCTCAAAACGCAAGATAAAAGACTGTTTATGTTGCAACCCCTTAAAGGTGCATTGATAGGTGCGACAGTTATTGATAACGGCAACAAATACAGAATAGAGGAAGAAACCGAAAACGCTATGTTTACAGGCGTTTACTCTTATGTTTTAAGGTGGGTGAGTGCATTTGATTGATGTTGATAAACTAAAGCAAGTTGTTGTGAGCGGTCTAAAGGAATATTTAGGGTGCGAAGTTATACGAAACAATCAAAATGCCGAGCCGCCTGCCTATCCGTATGTTTCTTTTACAATTACAACGCTTGCAAGTGCGAATAAAGGCACTTATGAGGAATACGAGGACGGAACTACCCGAAAGCAATTAACGCAGACTTGGAGCATTACAGCGCAATCTAACAGCGAGAGCGAAAGCGTAAAACTTGCACTTAAAGCGAGGGAATGGCTCGACTATTCGGGTAGGGTGTATTTAACAAACAACGGCGTTATTGTTCAGTCCGTCACGAATGTAACTAACAGGGATAATATTTTGACCGTCGAGTATGAATACAAAAACGGTTTTGATGTTGTCTTTTATCTGTTTGACGAAACAGAAAACAATATTAATAAATCAGGTGTTGTTGAGGATATAGATTTAATTTATAACGGCGAAAAAACGCCTGTTATAAGTGATGAAAAACAAGCGGCGGAAATCGAAAAAATGATAGACGACAGCGGTATTCTTGACTGATACAATACCAAAAAATAAACAAAAGGAGCGAAATTATGATTAAAGATGTTAATGTCACTATTGACATTCAAAATGTAGTTGGCGCATTAGGTTTAGGCTATCCGCTCATTGTATTTAAAAATACATCAGCAGTAGCATACGCAGAAACCGACTTGCAGACCGCACGAAACACATACACGGCAATTGATGATGTTATTGATAACATTATGTCAGGCACAAATCCGCCCGAAAAAATCGCCGTAATCGGATTGGCAGAAGTGACAGAAGAAACAGTAACAGCCGCAATTAACGCTGTAATGGAAAAAGGTTGGCGACAACTCGTTATTGCAGATAGTGATTTTTCTGCAACAAAAACTTTCTTAACAGCGATTGAAGCAACAGACAAAATGTTGTTTATTCCGACTGCCGCATTGCCTACATTGTCGGGCGGCGATGCTTGGGACTATGAAAGAGTTGTAGCAGTTAGCGGCTCAACATTTGCCGACGCAGAAACAGGCATTACAAATATTGCTTGTATTTTGGGCGCAACTTGCGGTCAAGAAGTCGGCAGTTTTACTTATAAGAATACCATTGTTAACAATGGCAGTGTAATGGATAATGCCGCTTATAGAACTGCAACGGCTTCAACAGCAAGCAACCCACCTTTCTTGGCAATCCTTGAAAAGTGCGGCGACAATGTAATATCCGACGGCTTAACTGTTGGCGGTGATTACATTGATGTTATTGATAGTAAGGACTATATTATCAATCAACTTGAATACAAAACACAAAAAACACTTAACAATCAAAAGAAAGTCCCATATACAAACAATGGCGTTGCAATGCTTGAAAGTGTCGCAATTGATGTACTTAACAGCGCATACAACAACGGTATGATTGCTGAAAAGGAGGACGGTAGCCCTGATTACAGCGTTAATTACGCACTCCGTGAGGACTCAACAGCCGAGGACATTCAAGCAAGAAAGTATATCGGCGGCAATTTTGGTTTTGTGCTGTCAGGTGCAATTCACACTGTTAAGATTAACGGCACAATTAAGTATGTATAATAAGGAGGGCTAACAAATGACTACATATGACGCAAAAGATTGTACTGTAATGGTAAACGGCGTTTATATTACAGGACTTGGCGAGGATATGATTACAGGCGAAAAGGACGAGGATAACTTTGAAACAACCGTCGGCGCACAGGGTGATGTTTGCATAAGCATTAAGAATGACCCATTAGGAACTGTTACTGTTTCTATTCAATCAACAAGTCCACAAAAGAACTTCCTTTTAGGTCTTGCAAATGTTAAACAGCCATTCCCGATTTGGATTGTTAACAAAACACTTCAAGAGCGTTTAGGCGGCTCAAAAGCATTACTCCGCAAAACCCCTGAATTAAGCAGAGGTTCAGAAGTAGAGGATATGGAGTTTGAATTTGGCGTATTCGACTATATTTGCGAGGGTATAGAATAATTCGGAATTACCGAAAATCTAACAACAAAGGCGGCTAAATAGCCGCCTTTTATATATTAAATTTACTATTTTTGGAGGGCTATAAAATGGCAACAAAGTTTTACACAGTTGAAAAGGAAATTAACGGAAAGAATTACAAAGCACAGTTTAGCGGCTTGTCACTTGCATTAAAAGCCGTAGACGAATGCTATATTGAGGGTACAAACAACACAAGCGTTGAAAAGATGTCACAATATCTTTTTGATAAAGTTATCGTTGACCCAAAGGGACTTACTGTTGATGATTTCGACAATATGGAAGAACTTAACGAGGTTATCGAATTTGCTCGTAATGTAATGCAGGGTGATGTAAAGCCTGAAACTGCAAAGGGCAAAAAAGACTAATTTGTAGTTGTTTTATTCGATATGGAAACTATAAGAAAGATTATAAACGGCGTTGAATATACCGCCGTGTGGAAAGGTTATAACTATACCACAAGACGAATAAACGATTGCTTGACAAAAGATAAAAAACGCTATTCAAACAGCAAGTTATCAGCCGTTATTTTTGATGAAATAATAATAGACCCGAAAGTAACGGTAGACGATTTTGACGACTTGCAAACATTTAATGAAGTCCTTGAATTTGGCAAAAGCGTATTATTTGGCGACTTTGAAAAAAAATCAACGGCTAAATTAAAAACAGAAGTCCTCAAAGAGGAGTGGGACTATTGGCGCTTGGTATTTTGTGATATTGCTAATTTTGATTACGATACCGTTTTTAATCAAATGACACCTCAACAGGTCAAAAAGGCTAATATAGCCCTTGATATAGTTAACGAAGAGATAAACAAAAAATCAAAAAAGAAAAAATAAAACGCTCTTGAAATAGAGTGTTTTATACTTCCTTTTGAAAGGAGGTATAAAATGGCAAATGTTATCCGTCAAGATGTTATTGAAATAGGCTTTAAATCCGATTTAGGCACTCTCAATAAAATCAATGACGGAATGGATAAATTAAAAAAGTCTGTTGGAAATGATGTAAACGACGGCTTAAACAAAATGAAAAAAGGTGCTGACGACGCTAAAAAATCCGTTTCAAGTCTTGGAAAGGATAAAGGCGTTGACAAACTGAAAAACGAAGTCAACAAAACATCAGACGAAATGAAAAATTTAGGCGGCGAAACAAAGAAATCAAAGAAAATTCTTGACCGCTTAAAAAACACAGACACAACAAGGCTAAACAAAGGTTTAAGCAAGGTTAGAGAAAATTTATCAAAGATTGCAAAAAAAGCAGGCGGAGCGGCACTGCGAGGGCTTAAAAAGATAGCGAGTATATCTTTTAAGGCTGTAACAGGCGGTATCGCCGCTTGCGCAACGGCAATCGGTGGACTTGCTTATAAAGCCGTTGCCGCATATTCCGATTATGAACAACTTATAGGCGGTGTTGAAACGCTGTTAGGTGCAAAGGGCGCAAAGAGTGTTCAAGAATATGCAAAAATGACAGGTAAATCCGTCAGCAAGGTAAAAGGTGAATATAAGAAATTAATAGAAAGTCAAAAAACAGTTGTTAAAAATGCAAATAACGCATATAAAACGGCAGGACTTTCGGCTAATGATTATATGGAAACCGTAACAGGCTTTGCCGCAAGTTTGTTGCAGAGTACAGGCAATGACACTAAAAAGGCGGCAAAACTCGCAGATACAGCCGTATCGGATATGGCAGATAACGCCAACAAAATGGGTACTGATATGAGCAGTATTCAGTGGGCTTATCAAGGCTTTGCAAAACAGAACTACACGATTAAATCTAATAGTCGGGCGGCATAGTGATATGTCGTTCAGCGTGTGTGAACTCTATCAGAGGTGTGAGGTTAAAATATAGCAGGAAATGGCTATTGAGATAACCTTGCTAACAGGGGAAGCCTAAGTACAAAAGTATATGGTAATCCTGTGCGAAATTTATATTAATATGCCAAATTATACTTGACAAACATTACAAATTATGGTAATATATGGGTGTAAAAAGATATATTAATATAATAATCGTCAAACGACTATCGGTTCGTCACCGAGTACAATACCTATTGATACGGTATTGGAAGTGCACACCAACTTTTAGGAGTACAGGCTATGGAGATTTGGAAAGAAATTACCGATTTAAAAGGTTATTCAGTAAGCAACAAAGGAAGAATAAGAAAAGACAGTACAGGTCAAATAATGGCAGTTAGAGAGAATAACGGCTATTTGAGATTTACTGTTACAAAACATATTCATAGACTTGTTGCAGAAGCATTTATTGAAAAACCTGCAAATGATGAAAAATGTTGGGTAGACCACATAGACGGTAATCGTTCTAACAATAATGTTGATAATTTAAGGTGGGTAACGCCGTCGGAAAATGCGTTGGCGTTTGGTTATCAATCAAGAATTAACAACAAAAAAAGAAAAGTTAGAGCAACAAATCAAAACGGCGAAACAATCATTTTTAATTCTCGACAAGAAGCGGCTAAATATTTTCGCTGTTCGGATAGTGAAATACATTACAATAGACGCTACAAAAAAGGAAATAAAAAAGGTTGGGTACTTGAAAAAGTTGAAGATATAGTCTAATCCCTAAAGGGCTTATACATTCGTATAGGCTCTTTTTAAATATCGGGAAACCGAGGGTAGTAAATGGTTAGATAACTTGAAGTTAGGTTATGGCGGTACAAAATCCGAAATGCAAAGACTTGTAAAGGACGCCGCTAAACTTGATAAAAGCATTGACGCTAACAGTTTGTCATATGGCAATATCGTAAAGGCTATTCACGCCGTACAAAAAGAAACAGGCATTTATGGTACAACGCAAAAAGAAGCGGAACACACCATACAAGGCTCGCTCAATTCTTTAAAATCAGCGTGGGGCAACCTTTTACCTGCATTGATACAAGGCGGTGACACATTCGACCAATGCGTTGATAATCTTGTTGACTCCGCAAGCATATTTGCTAAAAATGTTAAGCCTGCAATTTTAAAAGCATTGTCGGGTATCAGTAACTTAATTGAAAAAGTAGCACCGATTATTGAAAAGGAATTTCCTACACTCGTTGATGAATTATTGCCGCCTTTACTTAAAGCGGCAACATCTTTAGTTAAAGGCTTAATAAAGGCACTGCCTAACATAATTAAAGTCATTATTGACGAGTTGCCCGAAATTGCAAAGCAGTTAAGTCAAGCACTAACGGACGCATTCGGCATTAAACTTCCTGCTATTGATAATATCGTAAATTTCTTTAAAGAAAAGGGCGACGCTATCAAAAAGAGCATACCGTATTTGCTCGGATTTGTGGCTGTATTCAAGGTATTAAAAACCTTGTCAGGATTTAAACTTGGCGGTGCTTCAAAGGGCGGCGGCTCGTTCCTTTCAGGATTTACAGATATTTTTAAACAACTTGCCGAATTAAAAACAACAACTGTATTAAAGGGTATGGCAAACCTCGCTATTATAATTGGAGGATTTACAGGAATAGCCGCATTGCTTATGTTGGTTGCGCCTAAAATCGCTCAATTGTCCGACACAGGCTCAATACTAAAACTTATTTTAGTGATTGGTCTGTTAGGCTTGGTTGGCGGCGCACTTGCAAAGTTTACAGGTGCGGCAGGAAACATACCTATTAAAACAGTCCTTAAAGGAATTGCAAATATTGCGTTAGTTGTTGCGGCAATGGCGGCATTGTATATGTTGATAGGTGCGGTATCGCTTGTTAGTTTCAATCTTGCACAAATAACAAAGATTATCGCTATAATCGGCTTATTAGGCACGGTGGGCGCAATTCTAACAGCCTTTGCAGGATTGGCAGGAATGATACCTATTGCAATAGTATTAAAAGGCATTGCGAATATAGCATTAGTTGTAGCAGGAATGTCCGCACTTTATTTACTTATCGGTGCGGTTTCTCTTATAAGTTTTGACCTCGGTCAAATATTAAAGATTGTTGCTATAATCGGTGCTTTGGGCGTAGTTGGTGCGGCTCTCACGGTGTTGGCAGGTTTAGTCGGATTGATACCCATTGCAATTGTACTTTTAGGTATCGCAAATATTGCTTTGGTTGTAGCAAGTATGTCGGCTCTCTATTTATTAATAGGAGCAGTTTCACTTGTTAGTTTCGACACCGCTCAATTATTGCAAATGGTTGGAATAATCAGCGCAATAGGCACAGTCGGTGCGGCTCTTACAGTATTAGCAGGCGTAGTTGGATTGATACCCATACCGATAGTAATACAAGGTATCGCCAACATTGCGTTAGTTGTGGCAGGAATGTCAGTGCTGTTTTTAGCACTCAACAAACTTACGCAAGAAGTTACAGTTGATGTAGTGGCTGTTATGCAATTTGTGACTATCATTTCTGCACTATGTTCAATCGGCTCGGGACTTGCAATGTTAGCAGGCACTGTCGGCGCAATAGCGGTAACAACAATTGTTAAAGGCATTGCAAACATTGCTCTTGTAGTTGCAGGAACAAGCGTGTTGCTTGTTGCAATAAACAAGTTGTTCACGGAAACTGTAATCAACATTGCGCAGATACTGCAATTCGTTACAATAATGACCGCTATAAAAACAATAGCACTGTCAATGGCTTCATTTGCGGCTATAATTGCTTTAATTCCTATTACGGCTACAATAGCAGGCATTACAGGTATGGGATTGATTGTAACGGCGTTTGCAAAAATCAGTCCGAAATTGCAACAATTCATAACTTCCGCAGGTAAATTTTTCAATAGCATTGCACCGTTGCCCGTTGCAGGATTTGCAAAGGCAAAAATGCTGTTTAGTACCTTATCGCAAATCGGAAACTTGCCGAAAACAGGCGGTATCGCACAGTTTTTCACAGGCACAACCGATTTATCAGGACTAACAGATAAATTGCCGCCGTTTGGTACGGCAATGGCAAAGTTTTATTCCGCAATAGCACCGATAGACGACGCTAACAAAATATCGTCGCTGTTTAAAGCCTTGCAGAATATTAACGATTTGCCGAAATCAGGCGGACTAAAACAAATGTTTTCAGGCGGAAACGACTTAACAAAGTTAGGCGAAGCCCTTAAACAATTCGGTGACGATATACAAGGATTTATTGCGGTAGTAAATAAAATCAATCTTGGTAATCTCAATGGGTTGTGGAACTCGCTGAAACAGCCGAGCAAAATAACTCAAAATTCACTGCAAGTCGTAACGAAAAACATTAACAATATGGTTAGCAAGGCTAAAGAGTTGCCGAACAAAATGGGTAACGCCATAAAGAGTACAGGCAATGCGTTAGTCAATGCGATAACGAGCATATGGAGTAGAGCGGCTTCCGCTTCTGCGGCAGGTGCAAACAAAGTTGTTAAAAGTGCAAACTTTGTGTTAAATCAAATTAACGCAAAGAGCAAACTAAAAACAATAGGTTATGCAAACGGCACAAACGGACACAAAGGCGGTAACGCTGTTGTTAATGACGGCAGAGGTGCGGAATTAGTACAAATGCCAAACGGTCAATCATTTATTCCGTCGGGCAAAAATGTATTTCTTCCGAATGCGCCTAAAGGAATGAAAGTATTACCTGCTGACCGCACGGCTCAACTTATGGGTAGGAAATCACCTACTTATAATTACGCCAAAGGTACAGGCGATATAGATGTATGGGACTACATTGACAACCCTAAAGGTTTGACAGAGTATATCCGAAAGTCTGCTACTCATAACGGAAACGGCTTTTATTCATCAATGAGGAACGGCGTTGTTAATACTATCACAAGTAAAATGACACCGTGGTTTAAAAAACAATTTGATGAAATGGGCGCATTAAGTCTTGCAAACTATGACGCTTCAAAAGGTGTTGAGCAATGGCGCACAACTGTTATTCGTGCCTTGAAAATGGAGGGACAATACAGTGCGGCAAATGTTAAGAGAACACTTTATCAAATGCAAACCGAGAGTGGCGGAAATCCGAGAGCAATAAACAAATGGGACAGCAACGCTAAAAAAGGCACACCGTCCAAAGGTTTAATGCAAGTGATTGACCCGACATTCAAATCATATGCAAGAAAAGGCTTTAACAAAAATATCTATGACCCATTGAGCAATATACTTGCTTCAATTAGATATGCTGTATCACGGTACGGCTCGTTAGGCAGAGCATATCAAGGACACGGTTATGCTAACGGCGGATTGGTTACAAAAACAGGCTTAATCGCTGAAAAGAATAAGCCTGAAATGGTAATACCGACTGACCCGAACAAGAGAAAACGCAGTTTGAGTTTGTGGCAACAAACAGGAAATATGCTCGGTGTTCACACCGCAACATACAGCCCTGATAGTGTTGTATCAACGCAAGGCGAAACAAGCAAAACCGAAAACAATACTTATGCACCTGTATTCAACTTAACAATAAGCGGCACAACCGACGATAGGGCAACCGCTCGCAAGGTTAAGAAATGGGTTAAGGAAGCAATGGACGAAGTATTTGAGGGATTGAGTACAAACAATCCTAAATTAAAACAAGTGTAGGGAGGTCTAATGTATGGCTACGATAAACGGAATAGCGATATTTGTTGAAAGCGAAAGTATTAAGCATTCAATAGATAGCACAGACCACCCTACCGAAACAGGATTGCCGATAACAAGTAATATTCAAAAGCAAGCAATTACTTTGAGTATTAGCGGCAAAATTGTAAATAACGGTAAATATAAAGCGTCCGAAATAAAATCAAAGATTGTCAAATTGCACGACAAAGGCTCTTTGATAACCTATAAAGGACGCAATACCCTTAAAAATTTACAAATACAATCCTTTGATTGCGATTACAGTAAAGATAATTGGGGCGGTCTTGATTTTTCAATGGAATTAAAGGAAGTGCGCATAGCAAAATCCTCTTATAAATCCAAAGCAAAGAAAAAGAAAAAGACAAAGAAAAGCACAGTTAATAAGCAAGCAAAGGTAAAGAAATCAAAGCCTAACTTGAAAGTTGGCGCAAAGGTAGTTTTCAAGGGTGGAAATGTCTATGTATCGTCCGACGCAAAGAAAGCGGCGGCAAAGCGTGGTCGTTCCACCTGCAAAATTACAATAATCAACAAAAGAAGTTGGGCGAAACATCAATACCACTTGATAAGCACGGACGGTAAAAAAGTCTATGGTTGGGTTGATAAATCAAATATTGAGGGATTGCCTGTTAAGAGTACGACCAAATCAAAATCAAACGGCGGCACTCAACAAACAAAAAACGGCAAGAGCAAAGCGGTTTATCATAAGACCAAAAAAGGCGATACAGTTTACATTCTTGTAAACAAAAAATACAAATCTTTAGGCAAAAGCGTAAGTTGGGTTGTAAAAAACAATCCAAATGCTTTTAGCAAAAAGAACGACCCGAAAACGCTGAAAGTGGGCGTTAAATTACTTATGGGTTATAAGAGTTAGGAGGTTGATAATAAATGAGTTTAGCAACCTTAAAAGTAAAAGTACAAAAACTGATTGAAAAGGCAAAATTAATTGACTATATGTGGTACAATACGCCATTCGATTATGTTCTGTCCGATAAAATAACGGATGAGGTATATATTAATAGTTATATGCTTGGTATTATTCCTGATTACATTACAAGTTTCACTTCTAAGAGATTAACAAATATAGGTAATCAAATGTTTTCTGAATGTCCTAATCTTACAAAAATTGATATGCCTAATGTAACAACAATTGAAACAAGCGCTATATATAACACCCCATTACTTAAAACTATGATTATTGGAACTTTGACCCAAGCAACAAATACAAGTTTTAGGCAAGTACAAATAAAAGGTCGGGGCGCATTGGAAACTCTGGTTATTGGTGCAAATACAACAGCAGATTTGTACTTGCAATGGTCACATAAATATCCACAATCAGTATTGCACAATATAATTGATAATCTCGCTGACAAAACAGGGCAAACGACAGGCATTATAGATTTTGGCGATGTAAACCTTGCAAAAATCAGTGATGAATATAAAGCAAAATTACAAAAAAAGAATTGGGAATATAAATAAGAGAGGTGTATATTTATGTCAACGAAAGATTACACACTTCCGACAATTGAACACGCAACTGTTACACTTACTCAATACGGCAGAGTTGAAGTCCGAATGGACGACGGTTGGGCTTTTTATCTTCTCGACGAATATCCCGAGGGAACACCTGCGGAGGAAATTTGTTATTACTGTTATGGCGTATTCTCACCGCAAAGGGATTTTGACAGCACATTTGTTGTGGTTGATAAATCAACTATCAACCCCGACCAACTTTTCGACGGCGACAATCCGCCTGACGAAACAATCTAAAGAGGTAGCAAATGAAAAGGGATATAATCGAAATCAACAAAGATTTGATACCATACGAATTTGACATTGTTCTTGCTGACGAAACATTCAAAATAGGCGTTAATTTCAACGAAACCGCAGAACTGTTTACACTTGATTTATCAAAGTTAGACGAGGAAAGCGGTGAGTATGAAGTAATTTGCAAAGGCGAGCCGATTATATACGGCAAGCCGTTATTTTCAGATGTTTTTATTAATGGTAAATATCCTGCAATTGATATAGTACCTTTTGATGAGAGCGGCGAGAACAATGCAGTAACATTTGACAATCTTAACGAAACCGTGTTTTTGTGTATTGATAACACAGACGAGGAAATTAAGATTGAAGCAAAACAATCTCGACTTGAATTTGGCACAGGCGGTACAGGCGACGAGGACGAATGTATCCACGAGGACGAAATAGAAGAGATTGAAAAACTTATTGATGATAGCGCAATACTTGATTAAAAATATTGAAAATATTGACAATTAAAAGTTATTCTGCTATAATAATGTATGTAGAGGTTTGGTTTCACTTTTACATTACAATTTCATAGGTTTTTACGAAAAGCACGGTAAAAAGCACTCTTGAAAAAGGGTGCTTTTTGCTATGCGTAAAAAGGGCGGTGATTATATGAGTAATAATTCACAAATCATAAATTCAAAAGTAAAAAATAATGATGTGTCAAAAATGGCAAAGGCAATGCAAGGGTGGAACGATAAGTTTTATACCGATATGCCTAACGGTGTATTTGGCAGTGTTGCGGTTATTCGTTGTAACGGCGCAGTTATAAAGTCAAGTGAACTTGATATTGAATTTACAGTCCCTTTTGATGATGATATGGAAGCGAACGAAGCAGAAGTTACTATATATAATCTCTCAAATACCACGATAAGCCGATTAAAGAAAAATGCGTCTATTTCTATTGAGGCAGGATTTAAAGGCGATACAGGGGTTATATTTAAAGGCTATGTATCAAAAAGAACAACATCATATGAGGGCGTTGACAGAAAAACAACGCTTAAATGTTTGGATAGAGTTAAGAAAAAGAATTTAAAAGAAATAACCTACAAAAAGGGAACGAAAGCAAGCAAGATATTAAAAGACTTGCTGAAAAAGACAAACACACCGATAGCAGTGTTTAAAATACGGCGTGACCATACATATAAGGACGAACAAAAGGTTGACGGTGATTTATTTGAGAACATTAAAACCTATGCTGATGTTTGTGGCATTTCCGTATATGTAAGCAAAGGCAAGATTTACGCCCGATATTTAAAAGTCGGTGATAATCTCAATTTTACAGTGCAAGAAAGCACAGGAATGATTAACACGCCGACGGAATATGAAGAAGAAATTACAGCCGAGGACTTTAAAGAAACAGTTAAAGGCTATGAGATAGAGTGCTTATTGCAACACAGATTTGCGGCAGGCGGAATTATAAAACTCAAAAGTAAAAACGCAAAAGACGGCAAGTATCGTATTAGAAGCGGCGAACATACATTTAATGAGGGTGAAGCAACAAGCAAAATTAAAGTATTTTAAGAGGTGACATATGGGAGCGGAAAAATATTTTGATAGTTTTATCGAAAATAAATTGTTATCCCTACATACTGCATATTTAGCAAAAGTGTTGTCTGTTAGTGGCAAGACGGCGAAAATACAGCCGTTGGGATTGACGCAAGAAATAGGCGAAAAAGCAATGAAACAGTCTGTTTTAAGTGCCGTACCATTCACTAAACAGGTTGAAAATTTGGCAAAGGGCGATATTGTTGTTGTGATTTGTTGCGAGCGAAATATCACGGAAGCAAAAAAGGGCAAGAATGTTTTACCGCCGTCAGGTCACCACAATATGAGCGATAGCATTATTATAGGCGTTTTATAGGAGGCGATTTTATCAAAGGATTTGCGTTAAAAGACGGTGATGTGTTGATTGAAAATAACGAAATACAAATGGTTGAGGGCGACGAACTGTTAAGGCAAACAGTGCAATCAATCATTAACACAAATAAAGGCGAATGGTTTACCGATTGGGACGAGGGTATAGAATTTTCAAACATTCTCGGCAAAGGTGTAACCGAAGAAATGGTAATGGCAGAAATTGAGGACGGCTTGCAACAAGTTGATGAAACCTTGAATATAACTGACTTTTCAATGAGCCTTAAAGGAAGAACACTAACCGTTAAATTTACTTGTACGAGCGAGGACAGCGATACAGAATTAGAAGTTGAAACGGAATGGGAATAAAGGAGTGATTAAATGCTGACAGAACAAGGATATGAACGCCCGACATATGATGATATTCTTGAAAGCCTAATACTTAAAGCACAAGAGTTGTTTGGTGAGGATATAGAAACAGACGACCAAACACCGTTCGGCAAGTTTTTAAGAATAATCGCATATGACAGAGCAACAGCCGAGGAAGAAGCAGAAGCGATATATTTCGCACGATTTCCGAATACAGCGAGCGGCACAAGCCTTGATAGACTTTGCCCCTTTGTTGGTATTGCGAGAAACCCTGCAACACCGTCACAATATCAGGTTACAGTGACAGGCACAGCAGGATATACCGTACCTTATGGCTTTTTAGTTGCAACCGACGCAGAGGTTGAATTTTATAATACACAAGATACTGTAATCGGTGAGGACGGCACTTGTGATATTACCGTTGAATGTACCGAAAGCGGAACGATAGGCAATGTTGATTATAAGGACATTACGGAAATTGTTAACCCCGAAGCAGACATTGACAGCGTTGCAGGAAAGAGCGTTGTTACAGCAGGTGAGGACGAAGAAAGCGACACCGAGTTAAGACAACGATTTAAACAGGCAGGGCAAGGGTTAGGCAGTTGCAATCAAACGGCTATTGAAAGTGCTTTAATTCGTGTGCCGACTGTAACGAGCGCAAAGTTAATTATTAATGATACTGAAACAACGGACAGCGGCGGCAGACCTCCACACAGTTTTACAGCGTATATTGCAGGCGGTGTAGGATATGAACAAGAAATTGCCGAAACGATATTTGACAAAAAGCCGATAGGCATTAAAACATATGGCACTATTTCGCAGGATATAACAGACGACGGCGGTTATACGCACACAATCAAATTTGCGAGAACGGAAAGCGTAAATGTAACCGTCAAAGTTAAAATTGATACAACGGCAGAATTTGAAAGCACAGGTATTGAAAAAATCAAAAAGAATATTGAGGAACATATTAACGGTTTGGGTGTTGGTAACAGTGTTATATATTCGGCTCTTTACAGTTATATTTATTCCGTTTCAGGTGTTAAGAAAGTTACGCTATTGCAATTATCCACAAACGGCACAACCTTTGGTACAAGCGATATAACAATAGGACAATATCAAAATGCTGTATGTGCGGCGGTTAATGTTGAGGTGAATTGATATGAAATTGTTTCAAGAAAATCATATTAATAATTTGCCCGATTGCTATAACAAGGATAAGACAAGTAACAATTACAAAATACTTGAAGTATCAAAAAAGAATGTTAACGCTTTTAGAGAGTGTTTAATAAGTATTGATAACTCTTTAAATTTGGATAACGCAAAAGGTGCAACACTTGACCTTTACGGCGACCTTGTAGGGCAAAAAAGAGGACTTGCAACCGACGAGCAATTTGTTTTGTTGATTAAGACAAGAATAATGCGCAATCTTGCAAACGGCTCATATAAGAGCATTACAGACGCTTTGCGTGCAATCCTTAATTGTGATAATTCACAGATATTAATTGAGGAAGTTGACGCACCTTGCAAGATAAAAATATCGAAATTGCCGTTAAAGACTATTCAGGAAGCAGATTTGTCAACAACGCAAGTCACCGATATTATCAAAACGCTTATGCCTGTTGGAATAATCTTTGACAATATCGTGTATGACGGTACATTTGCTTTTTCGGCAGTAGAGAACGAATACGACGAAACCGCAGGATTTTGTGATGTCGAGGGCGGCACACTCGGCGGTTATTTAGGCGCATTAAGCGCAAGCACAAACGAAACAATTTTACCGATTTAGGAGGTTTGAGTTATGAGTTTTACAGACGCACCGCAATGGACTAATGAGGGCGTTGCACCGAGCGAAACACTAAAAGCAAATGGATTTGTGGCAGGATATAAACCGCCTGCAACTGTATTTAACTACTTGTTTAATAAATACGGCATTTGCCTTACGGAATTGCAAAACGCCGCAAACAGCACGATAGGCAAATCAGGCGAGGGAAATAACGGCGAGATATTTAACAATTATTCACTTAATGTAGCAAACGGCGACTATGCTCACGCCGAGGGATATTTCACAAAAGCATATGGCGATTATTCACATTGCGAGGGATATGGTACACACACAAGTATAGATTATGCACACGCCGAGGGACATAACACCTATGTGCAAGGCAGTGCTTCACACGCCGAGGGTAACGGCACAACTGCAAGTCATAACGCTTCACACGCCGAGGGTAGCAATACAAAGGCGATTGGGGAAGCGTCACACTCCGAGGGTAGCGGTACAACTGCAAGCGGTAACTACTCGCACGCAGGCGGACTAAATACAATCGCAGGCGGTGACTGTTCTTATGCAACAGGACATACCACAACGGCAGAGGGTATCGTTTCTCACGCAAGCGGCTACAAAACAAAAGCAAAGGCTTATCAAACGGTTACAGGTAAAAACAATGCCGAAAAGAACGGTTGCACAGGTAGCGAAGACCAATCAACGGACAATTCAATTTTTATCGTTGGATATGGTACAGAAGCAACGCCTGCAAATGCGTTTAGAATAACCGCCGCAGGCAAATGTTACGGCGCACAATCTTTTGGCGGCAGTGGTGCTGACTATGCCGAGTATTTTGAATGGCTTGACGGCAACGAAAACAACGAGGATAGACGAGGATTGTTTGTTACTTTGGACGGCGACAAGATAAGACCTGCAAACGCTACTGATGATTATATCGTAGGTGTGATTTCGGCAAATCCGTCTATTATCGGTGATGTTCAATCGGAAAATTGGCACGGAATGTATAAAAAAGATATATTCGGTCAACCGCTCACCGAAACAGTAGAGATACCCGAAAGCACAGACGAAATAACAGGCGAGGTCATTCCTGCACATACCATTACAAGATATGTTGTAAATCCTAATTATAATCCCGACAAAGAATACACAAGCCGTGAGTTTAGAAAAGAATGGGCTTGCGTTGGTCTTATGGGTAAATTGATTGTTGTTGACGACGGCACTTGCGAGGTCAACGGATATTGCAAGGCGGCTGACGGCGGCAAGGCAACAAAAGCCGATACAGGATATAGAGTAATGAAAAGGCTTGATGATACCCATATTCAAATATTGTACCGTTAAACATTTAACACGCCTTAATCAGCGTGTTTTTTGTATATAAATTAGGAGGTTTTTACTATGAAAAAAGTAAAACAATCATTTAAAGAACATCAAAATCCACCGACAGAGGGGAGGGGTTAATTATGGCAGTAAATATTGATTTTAGTTGCACATCTGACGAAGTTAATTACAAAGGCACAGGCGAAATGCTGACTACAAAGTTAGACAGTATGGACGAAGCCATTGCAAGCAAAGCAGATAAAAGCGAGTTGCACGAACACAGCAATAAAGCCGTGCTTGACGGTATCACAGCCGAAAAGGTAGCACTTTGGGATAACGGCACAGCAGGAGCAGACGGCGAGGACGGCGCAACCTTTACACCGAGCGTATCAAGCGACGGCGTTTTATCTTGGAGCAACAACAAAGGACTTGCCAACCCCTCACCTGTAAATATTAAGGGTGCGGACGGTACAAACGGCACTAACGGTGTAGACGGTGCAAAAGGTGACAAAGGCGATAAGGGCGATAAGGGCGACCCATTCACTTATGACGATTTTACAGCCGCACAACTCGCAAGCCTTAAAGGTGAAAAAGGCGACAAGGGCGATAAGGGCGAGCGAGGAATACAGGGTATTCAAGGCGAGCAGGGCGAAAAAGGCGATACAGGCGAGCAAGGTATTCAAGGTGTAAAAGGTGATAAGGGCGAAAAAGGCGATAAAGGTGAGCAAGGCGAACAAGGAATACAAGGTATTCAGGGCGTTAAAGGTGACACAGGCGCAACAGGCGCAGACGGTCAAGACGGTAAAAGTGCTTATCAAATTGCCCTTGATAACGGCTTTGTAGGAACACAAGCCGAATGGGTAGCAAGCCTTAAAGGAGCAAAGGGCGATAAAGGCGACAAGGGTGAGAAAGGCGACAAAGGCGAGAGCGGCGCAGTAATCACAGCAAGCGAGATTTTGACAAAGTTAAAGACTGTTGACGGTCAAAACAGCGGACTTGACGCAGATATGCTTGACGGTCACGATACTACATACTTTGCAACCGCTACACAAGTTGCAGGAAAGGCGGACGCAAATCATACGCACTCACAGTATGCGACGAATGATGATGTAGAAGCACTTGAAACGGAAGTAGCAGGCAAGGCAAACAGCACTCACAGCCACGCACAGAGCGATATAACAGGACTTGCAACGGCATTAGGTAATAAGGCTAACGCTTCACATACTCACGCTACAAGTGACATTACAGGTCTTGATACGGCTTTGAGCGGTAAGGCTTCCGCAAGTCACACACATTCACTTGATGATGTATCGGAAACAACCGCAAAAAAGATTATGACGGCTGATGAAAGAACAAAATTGAGCGGAATTGCGACAGGAGCAAATAAGACAGTGGTTGACACCGCAATGTCAAGCACAAGCACAAATCCTGTTCAAAACAAAACTGTAAATTCGGCTTTGGGTAACAAGGTTGACAAGGTATCAGGTAAAGGACTTTCGACAAACGATTATACAACCGACGAAAAAACTAAACTTGCAGGAATTGCGGCAGGTGCGAATAAATACACTCACCCGACCTCACACCCTGCAAGTATGATTACAGGGCTTGCAGATGTAGCCACAACAGGCAGTTACACCGATTTGTCGGATAAGCCTACAAGTATGACACCGACAGCACATACACACGCTCAAAGTGATGTGACAGGGCTTGCAACAGCGTTAAGCGGTAAAGCCGATACAGGACATACTCATAGTGCCGCTTCAACTACTGCAAACGGCTTTATGAGCAAAGAGGACAAAACAAAACTTAACGGCATAGCAACAGGTGCGAACAAAACAATCGTTGATACAGCGTTGAGTGCTTCAAGCACTAACCCTGTACAAAACAAGGTTATCAATACAGCCCTTGCAGGTAAGTCAAACACAAATCACAATCATAATTCCGCTTATATTGCTAAATCGTTGCAAATGACAGCGGACGACGGTGATGTAGAGGTTAGTTGGGCTAATCAAGATGTTGTTGCAAAAATTAAGGCTCTTGGTTCAGGAATGACAACTGCCTATGCTTCAATCGGCACAACAAATAACCCGAACAGTATTGAGTCGTTCCGTTTTATGGTACATAAGACAGGTTCAGCAAAGTACGGTTGGGTAATGGCGTTTGGCGGTAGAGGTAGTGTTTACACAGGCTATGTTGATAATGGTACTTGGCGAGATTGGAAAGCTATATTTGAAGCGTCACCTGCACCGCTATGGAAAGGTGCTATGTATATGAGTAGCCCTGACAGCACACCGCAGACAGTTACACCGTCAAAGAAGTTATCCGAGTGCCGTAACGGTTGGCTTTTGCTTTGGAGTGATTACGACAAAGACACAAAGAAAGCAAATGACAGCGACTTTGTTACAACAATGATACCAAAGAGAAACCCAACAGGCGGAACTTGGGGCGGTAAAGCGTTCTATTGTGATATTCCGAGATATATGGGCAGTAATGTTAATGATGTTGACACGGAACGCCGTATTATCAAGAGTATTTACATTCACGATAATTGTATCAAGGGAAGTTTCAACAATGATAAAGACGAGCGAAACGATGTAGTTTTGCGTTGTGTCTATGAATATTAAGGAGGGCGGAAATGTGACAGCAGAAGAAATCGCAATCAGGTTTACCGACCACGAAAACGAAATTAAAAGCTTAAAACACCGTATGAACGAGCGAGAAGCGAAAGACAAAACATTGACCGAATTAACAATATCGGTCAAGTCACTTGCTACTAATATGGAATATATGGCAAAGGAACAACAAAAACAAGGTGAACGCCTTGAACGGCTTGAACACGAGCCGACAGACGAATACAAGCACTATAAGCGACTTATTATCGGTTGTATCATTACAACGGTAATAGGTGCTGTTATTGGTGCTGTACTTGCAAATGTACTATAAGGAAGTATCAATATGAAATTTGATGAATTTGTAAAAAAGTTTTTAGGTAAGAAAACGGACTATGACAAGGCGTGCGGTGTTCAATGCGTAGACTTGGCAAAGCAATATCTTTACTCCGTTTTTGGAATTAAAGCAGGCTCTTGGGGCAATGCAAAATATTATTGGTTAAAATTCAATAGCCATTCAGCATTGACGAGCAATTTTACCAAAATCAAAAACACACCCGATTTTGTACCGAAAAAGGGCGATATTGTTGTTTGGAACGGTGATATAAGCAGTAAAAACGATTGCGGACATATCGCTATTGCAACAGGCGAGGGCAACACATCTTATTTCTATTCTTACGACCAAAATTGGGGCAGTAAGAAAATGAAAAAGGTTAAGCACTCATATAAAGCCGTTTACGGTGTTTTAAGACCTAAAGACCAAAGCAAAATTACAACAAAAAAAGCCACAACAACAAAAGCCACCGTTGACGCTAACGGTGGTTTGCGTATGCGCTCAAAAATTGGCACAAGCGCAGGAGTAGTTACCACAATTCCTGACGGCGCAACCGTTGATGTTATAAAAAAGAATTGTGGAAGCAAAAACGGCTATGGTTGGGCGAATGTTAAATACAAAACCTATACAGGTTATGTAGCAAACGATTTTTTGAAATTCTCAAAGTGAGGTGCTTAAAAATGAAAATTAATTGGAAATTGAGATTACAAAACAAGACAACCCTTGTAACTTTGATTGCTCTTTGCGTTACTTTTGTGTATCAAGTTTTGGGATTGTTCGGCGTTGTGCCGACTGTATCACAAGACGAGGTTATTAATACTATCGGCTTGTTAATCAATATTCTTGTTGTTCTCGGCGTTGTAGTTGACCCGACAACAAACGGAATAAGCGACAGTAACAATGCTTTGAATTATAAAACACCGAAAGTAAGTGATGATACGGAGGATAATGCAAATGGCTAAAAAGATTATTATTACAATCGGTCACGGCACAGCAAGCGACGGCAAGAGTTATGACAGCGGCGCATTATCAAAGGACAAGAAGTATCAAGAGTTTAAAATTGCAAAGGAAATCGGCAAATATGCACAGAAATATTATAACGAGCATTACGCCGAACATTGCGACTTGATGAACTATGACGGCGGTTTATCCTTGCAGGAGCGTATCAATAAACTTAAAGACGATACATACGACTTTATTGCTGAAATTCACTTAAACGCAGGCGGCGGAACAGGTACAGAATGTTACTACCACCACCAAAGCGAAAAGGGCAGAAAGTACGCTGACGCAATTTGTAAAAACATTGCTTCCGCTCTCGGTGTTAAGCAAAGAAACAACGGAACAGACGACGGCGGCGACAAAACAAAACTTAATGCACAAGGTAATGACTATTTTGGAATTATCCGCAGTACAAAGCCGTGTGCCGTTCTTGTCGAAACGGTGTTTATTGATAATGACAGCGACCTTGCAAAAGTCAAAACCGCCGCAGGACAAAAGAAATGCGGCGAAGCAATCGCAAAGGCAATTGCAAGTGTTAGGGGCTTGAAAGAGAGCAAAAAGGCAACTGCCGCAAAAGCGGAAACAAAGTCAAAGTTTCCTTATAAAGTCAAAATCACCGCTACCGAACTTAATGTAAGAGCAGGCGCAGGATTGAAATACAAGGTTAAAACAGCCGTACACAAGAATGAAGTTTACACAATCGTTGCAGAAAAGGACGGTTGGGGTAAACTTTTGTCAGGGGCAGGTTGGCTCAAATTGTCTTTTACAAAAAGAGTATAGACAAAACCGTTAAATTATGGTAAAATAATAAATTGGGGATAGTGATTGCAACACGACAAGGCGGTTTCCCTGACCGCTTTCCCCAAATTTGTTTATAATAGGGAATTACAGAGGGAGTAATAAAATGGGTGCTTTTATAGACCTAACAGGACAACAATTTAATAGATTGACGGTTATTGAAAGGGCTGAAAATTATATTAGCCCAAATGGAATTAAGCAAACACAATGGTTATGTAAATGCGAATGTGGAAACACAGTTATAGTTACGACACAGAAGTTAAAAAGCGGTAGCACTAAAAGTTGTGGTTGTTACATTCACGATAAAGTAACAAAACACGGAATGTGGAAATCACGCATATATAAAATATGGCGAAATATTAAAAGCAGGTGTAACAACCCAAATGCTACTCATTATGATTGTTACGGCGGTAGAGGAATAACCGTGTGTAATGAATGGTTGCACAATTTTCAAGCGTTCTATGATTGGGCAATGGCTAACGGCTATAAAGACGATTTGACTATTGACCGTATAGACAACAACAAAGGATATTCACCTGATAATTGCAGGTGGGTATCAATGAAAATGCAAAGCAACAACACAAGAGCCACACATATTATTGAATTTAACGGTGAAAGACATTCAATATCTGAATGGGCTGAAAAATTAGAGATTAACAAAAACACATTATCAAATAGAATATTGAGAGGTTGGAACATTGAAAAAGCACTAACACAAAGTGTTCATCATAACCCATAACAAAGGGGCTATCTTAATTGATAGCCCCTCTTTTTTTATTGTTCTTCTAATTCGGATAGTTGCCATTTCAATTCGTTTTTCATTTGTTCGAGTTTTTCAATTTCGGCTTTTTTCTTTTTGTAAATATTTTCAATTTCATAAATCGAAAGTTTTGTTTTAAGGGCTTCGCCTTTGTAATATGCGTCAATCATTTGCCCGCCTTTTCTTGCTGCCTTGTCTAATTCTTCAATGTCTCTGTTGATACCTTTTACAGCATATTCAAGAATTTGTTTTTGATTTAACATTTTAATCACCCTTTTTTATAATATCATATTTATAATATCTTATCTCTACATTATTATTATACCACTTTTGTGATAATATTAAACAAAAATACACAATAAAATCAATAAATATTTGTGAGTTTTGCTAATTGATTTTATACCACATTTGTGATATTATATAAGTGTAATAAAGAGAGGGCAACAGCCCTTTAAGAAAGAAAGGTAATTATTATGAAACTTATTACAAAAGAAATTGAGAGAAAACTCAATAAAACACCGATTTACAGCAAAGACGGTCAAGGCGTTGACGCTGAAATCATTGTAAAATTTTTCAACCCGTGCGGTGCTGCTACTTGGCTTATTACAGAGGCAGAGAAGCAAGACAACGGCGACTATCTATTATATGGCTATATCACATTAGGCTATGGCTATGAATGGGGCTATGTGATGTTGTCAGAGTTGCAGAAAATTAGAAACGGTTACGGCTTAGGTATTGAGCGTGACAGATACGCACACGGCACAGTTAAAGAGAATGTAGCATAACAGCAAGCGGGCTATAAACGCCCGCAATGCGTCAAAAAGAAACATTTATAAAAAGGGTGATGAAATATGTTAGTAAGAGATAAAGACAGTCAAGAGGGCTATATTCACATTTGCGACGATTATAAAAGATATATTAAGTCAGCATTAAAAGAGCGTATGCCGATTTATGTACACGATATGAAAGTTTACACGCTTATCGAAACAAAAAAAGGTCACGAACTCAAAGATATAAAATATTGTCCTTATTGTGGGGCTGAAATAGAAAAAGAAGAAAGAAAGCAGGTATATAACAATGAGATACTATGAAATCAACGAAACAGCAGCAAGACAAGCCCGTCAAATGTGGTCTTTTAGCGATTATGAACACGGCAGTAAGACAGCAGAATACAGGGCAGCGGTTGACAGATGTTATGCAGAAGTTGACCGCCTACCCGAAGAATTGAAAGAGAAAGGGGCGACAATGGCAGACAGATACGCCCGCCGCCTTGCAGAGTGGTATAACAAGCAATTTAGAATTGAAATGATGTGTCCGTCCGTTATGATTAGTGGCGGCAGTAATTTCCCCGTAAGAAAGAAAGAGAAACAGAACGCCGCACAAGATAGGCATTATCAATTATACAAAGAAATTCAGCAGATACCCGAAAAGATAGCAGGGCTATTAAGAGGCACAAATGTCATTAAATCAAGCGACGCAGACGCTTTAGAGAAATTGCAACAGAAAGTTGAAAAACTTGAAGCGTGGCAAACCGAAATGAAAGAGGCAAACGCATATTACAGAAAGCACAAATCATTGAAAGGGTACAAAGATTTTAGCGACGAAAGAGCAGAGAAACTTGACAAGGCTATTTCAGAAACTTGGTATCAAAAGCCCTTTGCACCTTTTGAATTAACAAACAATAATGCAAAGATTAAAAGTGCAAAGGCAAGAATTGCAGAGATTGAAAGATTAAAGAAAGAAGCAGCAGAAGCGGCAGAACAGCCCGAAAGCGAAAATACAACAACTTTATTTAAGATTGTTGAAAATGCCGAAATAATGCGTTTGCAAGTGATTTTTGACGGCAAGCCAAACGCCGAAGCAAGACAGATTTTGAAAAGCAACGGCTTTAGGTGGGCACCGTCAAATAGTGCTTGGCAAAGACAATTAACAGACAATGCAAGATATTCAGGTAAGAGAGTAAAAGAGCAGTTACAAGAGTTAGGCGAGATTTACTAATTTTGCACAAAAAAGCACTTGAAAGTTTGTATATTTTGTCACTTGAAAATGTAACACAAAAGTGATACAATATAGATGTAATGAGGGGTCAGAAACTATAAGCCCTCTGTACAGAAAGGTGAATTACAATGAAGATTTACACAGCAGACAAAGAAGCAGGCAATAAGATAGAAGCGTTCAACACGATTGAAGAAGCGAAAAAGGCAATTATTGCTTACGAAGAAGAAGATAAACACGACGGCACATATACGCCCGACTTTTATGATGTTGTAAACGAAAATTGCGAAAGTCTTATCTAACGCAGAGCGACTACCACCCTTGCAAGGGTGGTAGGTAATGCGGTCAGGCAGACGGTCGCAAACCCGACAGCCGCAAACAATAAAGAAAGGGGGGGCGTAAGAATGACAGAATACTATGCTTGCGGGCTTGTTTTCTTTGCCTTTATAGCAATAACGCTATTACTTTATTTTGCTTATTATTCCATTAACAAGGCTATTAGAAAGCGTAAAATCAAGCAGTTAAAGAGAGAATACAGGCGCAGAAAGCAAACACAAACATACGCCGAATTTGTGGCAGTATCTGAAGCATTTTAAATTAAAGAAAGAGGTATTTAATGAAAGCAATATCTATTAAGCCGCATTTTGCACATCAAATATTGTGTGGCACAAAAACAACAGAATACAGAACTTGGCAGACAAAATACAGAGGCAACTTGCTTATATGCAGCAGTGCAGCACCGAAAGAGAAAGGCACAATAAGCGGTCACGCTTTGATTGTTTGCAGGCTGAACGACATTGAGCCGTTAAGTAAAAGAGAGTTAAGAGAAATCGGCGTTGATGAAAACCCCGACAAGCCTATTTACGGTTGGCGGCTGACAGACTTTAAAACTATAAAGCCGTTTCCTGTAAAGGGCAAACTAAATCTTTACGAGGTTGACGACAATTTAATTGAGTACATTGACGACGAGCAAATGACAAGCAAAGAACTTGACGAGGTATTCAACAAGTATTTCAAGCCGTTATTTGATTGAGTGCAAACGGGGCTTATAATACAGCGTGTGCAGTATGAAAAAGCCCCGCATTGTGGCATAATTAAGTTGAATTTTAGGCAAACGGAGGTAGCGTATGACATTACGAGAAAGGCGAGTAAAAAAAGGTTATTCACAAAATGACCTTGCCGTTGCGTCAGGTGTAAGCAAAAGGGCGATACAGTGTTATGAGCAAGAAATAAGGGATATAAACGGGGCACATATAAAATCATTGTGCGACCTTGCGATAGCACTTGATTGTAAAATATCAGATTTGCTAACTGACGAAGAACTGAAAAAGCGGTACAAAATGGTAAAATAAACTGTTAAAAAGGCAGGGAATACACCCCGCCTTTTCTTTTGCCTTATTTACTTATTATAAGTTTTTTATCGAACTTGTTAAGGTAAATTCGGAAGAATATATTATCCTGAAAATCACCTATACAAGTTTGGTTGTATATTACAACGCTGTCTATATCATCATTGAATACGGCTTTATCAACTGCCTGATAGAAATTGCCACCCTCAAAATCAAGGACTTTATCGGCAATGGATATTCCGCAACGATTACAATACTGACTGCAACTATTCCATTGGTCAAAGATTGATATATCTATATTATCGCAAACATATATAACACAATTCATTGTTACACCCTCCTTTTCGTTTTTGTGTATAAACTCCACTCGGGCTGTCCGTGCGGTAGCTTATGCCCAATTTGTACAGCAGTGGGGGAGGCATAGAGAAATACCTCTATTACCTCATTATCAATCACGATTTTTTTTACAAAATTATTAAAAATGGTTTGCAAAACTTCATCATCTGTTGTGTCGGATATTGACAACATTTTATTGAGATAGTCAACAATCATAGCGTGTGAAATTGTCATTTTTGTTTGTTGCTCAATAGCCATAATTTGACTATCAATTTCCTTTGCTCTATCCTCACACTTTGTCATATGTTCAGCGACATAAGCATTGTTGACTAATTTTAATGACCTCAACTCCAACAACTCGGATATTTGAGACTCTACAGTAGACAATTCCTTTTTCAGTTGTTTAAGTTTGCTTTTTTGGCTATCGGGATTTTCGCCTAATTTTACTATAATCTCATTTGCAATTTGATAAATCGACTTTTCGTTTAATATGTGTTTCTTAATTTCATTCAATACGGTTTCTTCTAAATAATCTTTTCTTACCCTCTTGCAGGAACACTCGGCGTATGTTTTACTTGTGGAACATACATAGTATTTATAATCGTATTTCTTGCCACGCTGTACGCTTGCACTTCTTATCCCGAAAAAGTGCTTGCCACATTTTCCGCATATTATTTTTCCTGTTAAAGAGTATAAATCTTTTCGTTTGCGAGGTTTTACATAGGTTTGGCTCTTATGCCGTTGTTGTACTCTATCCCATAAGACTTTATCAATGATAGGTGGAATTACATCATATACAACAATCGGCTCGTGTCCTTGTGCATTGTATCTTAATATGCCGATATAAAAATCATTCCGCAACATTCGGGCAATGGAGGTAATACCGAACGGCTTACCTTGCCTTGTCGAAGCCCCTATACTTTTAGTGTAATCTTGCAAATATTTCAAGGAATAGTTATCCGCATACAATTCAAACAGTTTGTTGACAACCTCTTTTTCATATTCGTCAGGCGTGTACTTTTTCTTTTTCTTTTTACCGTTATCAAAGACGGTTTCTAATTTATAGCCATAAGGAACAGTACCGCCTGTAAAATAACCTTGCTTTGCCATTTCTCGCATACTTGATTTTACAAAGTCCGATATAGTTTCACTTTGGAATTGGTCTATATCTGCAAGAACATTTATCATTAACCGTCCTGCACTTGTTTCGTCGTCCATAAGTTGAGTAATTGAGACTAACCGTACATTGTGCTTTTTGAACAATTTGCGGTACTTATGACTTTCGTAAGCGTTACGGAATATGCGGCTGAATTTATAAACGACAATTACATCTATCAACTCATTTTTGACATCATTTATCAATTCGTGGAACGCTTCACGCCCTGCCACCTTTGTACCTGTTATTGCTTGGTCTATATATGTTTTAGTCAATGGCAGTCCTTGTTTGTTCAGGTATTCTTGACATTCAGACATTTGATATTCGATTGAATATCCGTCGTCTTGTTTCGTGTCGGAATATCTTGCATATAACCCTGTTCGTTCGTTCATTATTTGCCCCCTATTTGCGGTATTCCTCTATTTTTATAATGTCTGCAATGTAATCACGCACTTTGTCTAACCCTGTTTTATTCAGTTTTGCTAACGGCAAGAATAAATCCTCTGCTTCCTCACCGAATACACTTCTCAAAGCCGCAGTATGCGACATACCATATTCGGAGTGTCTTGTGTTGCCGTCAAAGATAAAATCCCACGGAACTTTGTTAAACAGATAGCATAATTTTTTGATATGTGCGGACTTTAAGTTTTGTACTTGGTTGCTTTCGTATTTCTGCACAGCCGCCCTCCCAACGCCTAACTCCTTTCCTAATTCCTCTTGCGTCATTCCCTTTTCAAGTCTGTACTTTTTGATTTTTTCACCTACTGTTAAGGACAATACTAATCACCTCCTTTGTAGAATAGCATAGCATTATTGTATCTTAAAAGTAAAAAAATTATGCTCAAAGTATCTAAAAAGTAGTTGTGCCGATAAATTCCCTATGTTAATATAATTTTGTCAATAAAAAAAGAATACAATAAATTGTATTCTTTGAATTTATTTCATATTCAAATACATTTTCATTATCTCTTTATAAAGATGTTCCCTTTCTTCTTTAGGGATAGTTTCATTAAGAAATACGCTCTTTGCACGGCTTAATAACTCAAAACTTTCGTCTGTTGTAGTAACGCCGAAGTAATCAAGACTAACGCCGTAAAATTCAGCAAAACGGCGTAAATCGGATAAATGCGGACTTCTTCTGCCTACTTCATAATTTGAAATTGTGGCACGGCTTAACCCCATTCTTTCGGATAATTCTTGTTGCGTTAGTTTTCTGCCTTTCCTCAATGTTTTCAGTTTCGTGCCGATAGTACACACTATTTTTTCCACCTCTTATTAAATATTTAGCGATAGCACCATTTTAGCACACTTTGTTTACATTGTGTAGAATTATGAAACATATATGTAACATTGTGATTATATTTTGTGAAAATTGCCGATTGATTAAAAATAATTATAGTAGTATAATGATAACGAAAGTTAGCAATATTATTGTAATGATAACGAGGTGTCGCAAATTTTGATTAACAGCAGAGGAAACACCATACAAGATAGATTGTCGTTTGATATTGAATTAGCGAAAAACGCAAAAGATATAGAGAATAAAAAGGCGTTAGCATTTCAAGCACTCGGAGCAGTAGAAATAGCCGTAGAATTTGGACTAATTACATATTTAGAGTTTGAAAGATACATAAATAAGATTTTTGAAATAATTTAGGGCAACCGCCCTTTGTTTTTTGCCTTTGATGTGTCATTTTGTTTGCATTTGTATATATTGTGCAACTTTAACAAAACAATTTGTAAATGTTTGTGTATTTGGCGAATTGTAAAATAATGTAAAAAATAGTACAATAGTAACTGTAATGAGGGGGTACAAAGAACTACAAGCCCCCATACAGAGAGGTAATAACAATGAAAACACTTGATACTAACAAATACCGCTATGAATTTGTCGGCGGTGAATTTAACGGTAAAATGTGGCAATTTGCCGCACTTGAAATTAGAAATCTTATTAAAGGTTATAGCAAAGATTTAAGTGCACAAAGAGCAAAAGGCATTTTATGCAAGCGTGCAGAACTTGACAATCAGCCTTTAGTTGACGGTTATATGCCACCTATGTATGACGGCAAAAGATACATTGTAAATGGCGAATTAAAAAGCGAGTGGCAATGTACCGAAGAACAAAAAGCAAATAACGAGTTTGTGCACATTATAAGATATGAAAGCGAAGAAATATACGATATGATGAGCAATTAAGCAGGTAGGGGCTTTTGCCCCTTTTGCGTCACAACGAAACATTATTGAAAGAGGTGTAAAACTATGATATACAATGTTGAAGATATACGCCGTTTTTTTGGTGAGGTGCAAACGATTGAAGCGAACAGTCCACTTGAAGCGGCAAAAAAGGCTTATCCCGATTACAAGATTACAAGAAGTTATGACGGTATAGGCGATATAGTGGTAGGCAGATACACAGAGCAATATTGGGGCAAAGGTTATAGAACTTATGTTTATAACATTGAGAGAAAGTGAACAAATGAAAACTAACGCAAAAATAACTATTTCTCGTAATAGCAATAATATAAATCAAATTATTATATCTATTACAGATGATAACTTTAAAAAAGATATTGACATTCTAATTGCTCCTGAACAGTTTGCACTCGCATTAACAGGTTTAGGTTATCAAGATTGTAATATTGAAAGGTGGTGAGTAAGTGAGAACTAAATTAAAACAATTTAGGGTAGGCACAAAACTAACGCAAGCAGAATTTGCCGAAAAAATAGGCGTAAGCCGTGCAACATATAGTTTTGTTGAAACAGGACAGCGAGGTGGAACACACGAATTTTGGCAGGCAATTCAAGATGTGTTTAATGTGCCTGACGAGGATATGTATGCACTTCAAAAACTTGATAAGGAGTAGCAACAATGAGAAGCCAAAGAAAAGTAGTTGTAAATCTTATTCAAAGCGAGCAAGTACATAATGCAAGGTTAGTAGAATACTTTGCAAATAGAATAAAGGAAAGGGGCGTTGAATATGGCAATAGGAATTAGTCAAGTGACTGTTGAGGTTGATTTAAAGCGTTATGAACAACTGATACAGGCAGAGCAGAAATTATCAATGTTGGAAATGGCATTATCCCAAAAAGATAATTATTCAAACATTGATGATATAAAAGAAATTTTCGACATTAAGAAAGGAAACTAAAAAATGGATAAGGAAATTATCGCAGTAAAGCAGTTGCCAATTATCGTTGAGCAGTTGCACGAAGTCAAAGCGGAAGTAACCGCAAAAGTTGAACAGGCTTTAAGTCTTGTATGCGCAGAGGACACCGTTAAAGATGTCAAAAAGGTAAGGTCAGAACTCAACAAAGAGTTGAAAGACTATGAGGAACGCAGAAAAGCAGTAAAAACGGCTATTATGAAGCCATATAACGACTTTGAAGAAATATATAAAGATTGTATTTCCGATACATACAAAAAGGCTGATACCGAGTTAAAGGGCAAGATTGACAGCGTTGAAAATGAGTTGAAAGAGAAGAAACGCAAAGAAGTATGGTACTACTTTGAGGAATTATGCGAAGCAAACAGCCTTGATTTTATCACATTTGAAAATGCAAACATCAATGTAACACTTTCGGCAAGTATGAAAAGCCTAAAAGACCAAGCAAAAAACTTTGTTTTCAAGGTGGTTGACGACCTTAATTTGATTGATACGCAGGAACACAAAGACGAGATAATGTACGAATACAAGCAGTCTTTGAATGTATCAAACGCCATTACAACGGTTGCTAACAGATACAAGGCTATTGAGAAAGCAAAGGCGAGAGAGGAAGAACGCAAAGCAAGAGAGCAAGCAGAAGCCGAAGCCGCCGCAAAGGTTGAGGAAGTTGTTGAAGCAGTAGCACCGCCAACAGTTGAGCCGATTGCACCGCCTGCCCCTGCAAAAGTACAAAAGTTTTCATTTACTGTTACAGCGTCCGAAAGCCGTATTGAGAAGTTGATTGACTTCTTGGAAAGCGAGGAATTTGATTATGAGCGTATATGAAAAATTGCTTGATGTTCAAAATGAATTGAAAGCCCCGAAAAGTCAGTACAACAAATTTGGCAATTACAATTATAGAAATTGCGAGGATATTCTCGAAGCCGCAAAGCCGATTTGTAAAAAGCACAAAGCCGTTGTTTTTCTTTCCGACAAACTTGTTATGAATGGTGAAAGACATTACATAGAAGCAACCGCAACTTTTGTTGATGTTGAAACAAACGAAACAATCATTGTTACTGCATACGCAAGAGAGGAAGAAAGCAAGAAAGGTATGGACGGCTCACAGGTCACGGGGGCAAGCAGTAGTTACGCTCGTAAATATGCCTTGAATGGGCTGTTTGATGTTGACGATACAAAGGACAGTGACGGAAATAATCAAGACGGCAATCAAGCGAATAACGGCAATCAAAAGAAAACAACGAACAAAGCAAAGCAGGAACAAGATGTATTCTTAGAAATTAACAAGGCAATATCTGCATACAGCAAGCAAAGCGGTATGAAATCAAAAGATGTTGTTGAATACATAGAAAAACAAATCGGTGAAAAACTTGATAAATCATTGCCAAAAGCAAAGTTAAAAGAGGTTCTTGAAACTATAAAGAGTTGGAGTGCCACCTAATGAACTACAACATAATTTCGACAGGCTCACAGGGTAACGCCGTAGTTGTTAATAATCATATATTGATAGATTGCGGTGTTACCTTTAAGGCACTAAAAGATGTGTATAAAGACTTGCAAATAGTTTTACTCACTCACATTCATACAGACCATTTCAAACCGCAAACAATAAAACGGCTTGCAGAGGAACGCCCTACATTGCGTTTTGGTTGTTGTGAATGGTTGGTAAATGACCTTGTAGAAGCAGGAGTACCAAAGCAACAAATTGATGTATTTGAAATAGGCAAGATTTACGATTATAAGGCTTTTAAGGTATCGCCTATCAAGTTATATCATAATGTACCAAATTGCGGTTATAGAATATTTGCAAACGGCGAAAAGACTATATATGCAACCGACACGGAACACTTGCAAGGCATAACGGCAAAAGATTATGACCTCTATATGATAGAAGCGAACTATACCGACGAGGACTTGCAGGAGCGTATCAATGCAAAACTTGAAGCAGGCGAGTATAGTTATGAATTAAATGTAGCAAGCCGCCACTTATCCCACGAGCAAGCGAGCGAATGGCTTATGGAAAATATGAGTTTTCACAGTGAGTATGTATTTCTTCATCAGCACCAAAGTAAGAAAAAACCGCAAGAGTGGGAGTATGCAGATACATAATGTGTCGGTTTGTTAGCAAAAGAAAGTAGGTGATTAAATGGAAGCTAAAAAATGTGATAGGTGCGGAAAACTTTATGAGCAAGGAGTACCTAAAATGACACAAATAGGAAAAACATATACATACGGCATAGCGTGGGAATTACATATTACTAACAGTTTTATTGATTTGTGTCCTGATTGCTTAAATGATTTTAAAAAATGGTTTGAAATGGAGGCGATTAAATGACCGCTGATAAAGAGATTGTCAATTTGCTAAAGGACATTAAAAAGCAAAACAACACAATCATTAAAATTTTAAGAAATATTGACAATGGTGTTTGTGAAGTAAACGGCTATGATATTGACAATGGTGTGAACAAGGAGTTTTTTGGTAATGATAGCGACAGCAAAAATAGTTGATTATGACGGCGAATATCTAACTGTAAAGCCCCTTGTTGCTATTGACCGTGAATTGTTGCAAAAGCAAGTTGATATAATCGAAATCCGCTTGACCGACGGCAGGGAAATATCCGCAGAGCAAAGGCGAAAAATATTCGCAATAGTAAGAGAAATTGCAATGTGGAGCGGACACGAGCCTGAATACATAAGACAGTATTTAGAGTTTGACTTTAGATTGTTACGAAATTTAGAGCCGTTCAGTTTGTCCGATTGTGATATGTCAACGGCAAGGAAGTTTATAAACTACTTGATAGACTTTTGCTTTGAACACGGCGTACCGACAAGAGATACATTGCTCAACAGGACGGACGATATAAGCAAATATCTGTACTCCTGCCTTGAACATAGGCGTTGTGCCGTATGCAATGACAGGGCAGATGTTCACCATACAACAGCCGTTGGAATGGGGCGTAACCGTGATGAAATAAATCATATCGGTATGGAAGCAATAGCATTATGCAGAAAACACCACCAACAAGCGCACGCAGAGGGCAACAAGTTTTTTGAAAGATACCATATATACGGAATTAAACTTGATGAATACCTTTGTACCGTCTTGAATTTGAACAAAGGGAGTAAGTAATATGTGGGTACTAAAACAATGTTCGTGCGGTAGCACAGATTTTTACGACGATTGCGGAACTATGCGTTGTGTAGAGTGTGACAGTGTAGCAGACTTAGCATACATTCCCGAAAAGAAAGAAAGTGAGGAAAAAGATGATTAACACGGTAGCATTAACAGGACGCTTGACATATTCGCCTGAACTCAGAACAACACCGAGCGGCGTATCAGTTTTAAGATTTCAAATTGCTTGTGATAGAAATTATCAAGCACAAGGGCAGGAAAGGCAAGCAGATTTTATTGACTGCATTGCTTGGCGACAAACAGCCGAATTTATCAGCCGATATTTTTACAAAGGCGATATGATAGGCATTGAGGGCAGTATTCAAACAAGCAATTATACAGATAAGAACGGCAACAAGAGAAAACAGGTTGAAGTGCTTACAAATAATGTTTCATTTTGCGGAAGCAAACAACAAAGCAACTCAAAGCCTAATTTGAATGTTGCACCGCCGCAATATGCAAGTGCTGATAACAGCGACTTTGAGGAAATCGTGGACGATGACGACGATTTACCGTTCTAAAGGAGTGATAAAAAATGCTTGAATATTACTATAATTCAATCCCTGTTGGGCGTGAAAATGCCGTTACATATCCCACCCTGTGCGAAAAATGGGGTATGAGTGAAAGGCAGGTAAGAAAAAAACTACACGAATTAAGCCGCTTTGACTCGGGCGACAATTTCATCATAATTAGGAGCGGTCACGGCAAAGGATTTTACAAGACCGACGATATTAACGAAATTAAAGCCTATAAAAAAGAGATTATGGCAAAGGCAAAAAGCAACTTTGCACCGCTCGGCAAAATCAACAGAATACTAAACAGCGATACGGAAGCATTGCAGACAAGCATTTTTAACAATCTTAAAGTAGTGAGATGTCAGCAAGGCAGATTTCAAAATGAAGTAGTTGAGTATATGCGGAGGTTTGACAAGTCCTTTGATACGCCTATGCTATCAAAGTATGAAAACGGATTTTGCCTGCCTACTCCCTATCAGTTGATGAAACTTGCGGACTTCTATCATTGTAAGCCGAGCGACTTAATTTTGATTGATAACAGCGTGCTTGATATTTACGCATAGTGCGTCACTTTGTTATCAAAGTAAACTTGATATTGACAAATAATTACTATTTTGGTATAATATTCTCGTTGATACAATATGTCGGTATTGTTCAACACAAAATAGAATATTGTATCAACACAGGCGTATTGTTTGAAAGTGCCGACACACTTCAAACGGTACGCTATTTTATTAAGAAATAATGGTTATGAAAGCAAAAGAATTAAGAAAAAAAGCATATAAAGAAAGTAGTTTACCATATTCTTTTAACTATAAAATAAGAAACGCATTTATTGGAAAAAGGTGTCCTGTATGCGGTGTTGTTATGGGATATGGTGAATTTGGTACAACTCTTTGTTTTCCGTCAATACAACACAATATACCAATATCAAAAGGTGGCAAACACGAATTAAATAATATATCGGTAATTTGTAAAAGTTGCAATGTATCATTACAAGCAAATGAAACAAAGGATTTTAATTCAAAAGAGGTTAAAGAAATATGGCAGAAGTTAAGTGGATAAAGATATGCACAGACATATTTGACGACGAAAAAATATTACTCATTGAAAATATGCCCGAAGCCGACGGCATTATAGTTATATGGTTCAAGTTGCTTTGTATGGCAGGAAAACAAAACAATTCAGGCGTTTTTATGATGAATGAACGAATTGCATATACTGATGAAATGCTTGCAACGATTTTCAGGCGACCTATTAACACCGTAAGGCTCGCACTAAAGGTATTTGAGCAATACGGAATGATTGAGATTGTTGACGGTGCTATAACTATTCCAAATTGGGAAAAACACCAAAATTTAGATAAGTTGGAGCAGGCAAAAGAAAAGAACAGGCAAAGGGTAGCAAGACACAGAGAAAAACAAAAGAAACTTGCATTACAAGACAAGTGTAATGATTACAGTAATGATGATGTAATGCAATGTAATGCCGACAGAGAAAGATTAGAAGAAGATAAAGAGAAAGATATAGATAAAGATAAGAGGAAGAATATAGATTACGAACAAATCAAAGATTTGTATAACGATATTTGCATATCGTTCCCTCGTCTAACCGTCTTATCGGACAAACGCAGAAAAGCAATTAAAGCCCGATTACATACATATACCATTGAACAATTCAAGCAGATGTTTGAAATGGCAGAGCAAAGCGACTTTTTAAAAGGTGCAAACAATAGAGATTGGAGTGCTAATTTTGATTGGTTGATTAAGGACGCTAACTTTGCAAAGGTATTAGAGGGCAATTACAGCAATAATACGCCTAACAAAACACAGCAAGGCTATCAAAGACAACAGCCGAGTGGCAATGTCTTTCTTGAACTTGCAAAAGACGAGGGGATTTTATGAGAAAGCAAATAAAATTTGCCACGATATGCACAACGGCGTTAATTGTTGTGATATTAATATCCGAAATTCAAATTTATTAAGGTGATACATAATGACACGAGATGAAACAATTAAAGTGTTGGCGATACTTAAAGCCGCATATCCGAATAGTTATAAAGCAATGACTAAAGAGGAAGCAAAAGGAATGATTGCGGTATGGACTATGCAATTTGCCGATATGCCTGCCGATATTGTTTTAATGGCGGTAAACAAATTGATAAGTACAAATCAATTTCCGCCTACAATAAGCGAGGTAAAGAAAAAAATCAGCACTTTGCATTGGGAAGCATACGATATGATTTGCGATAAGACAACCTCTGCATTGTTGCAAGATGAAGAACTTGCAAAATATCAACGAATATATGACATAACTAAAAAAATGAAAATTAATACTCATATTGAGCCGACGCTCACAGAAATGATGAACGGCGGAACACAAAAGTATTTGAATGGATAAAAGCGGTGTGTTGCCTGACTTCTTATCATAATAGTTTGGGTGGGTTAAAAATGCTTGTTTTTAGTAGTATTAGGCAAGCGTTCTATTTACTGATTTGAAGTCGGCAAACATCGGGCAACAATTCGGAATTTCCGAACAGTTAATAGAAAGGATAAAGATTATGAAAAGTTGTAAAAATTGTCCGTTGTTGCATTATTGCCTAACTCAAAAGAGAGAATGGGAAAGTTGCAACGATATGTTACAAAGGTACAATGCAGGGCTGTTGTTACCGCCTGAACGATTGGGAGGTACATTTTAATGACTTGTAAAGATTGTTATCACTATGATATATGTTCAAAAAAAGACGGAACGACAAATTTTTATGGAAAGGAAAGTGCTTGTAGTAATGTTGAAAAATTATGCCAATATTTTAATGACAAATCACTAATTGTTGAATTGCCTTGCAAAATAGGCACAGAATTATTTTTAAGTGATAATATAATGCAACATCATAGGCTAAAAGAATACAAATTCATAGGTACAAGAGTTGTTATGGTGATTGAATGTTTTGAATTTCAAAGAACTTGTAAAAGGTTTCTTGACGAACATTTTGGAATAACTGTATTTCTTACTAAAGAAGAAGCAGAAACAAAGTTAAAGGAGCTGAACGGTAATGAAAGATATTAAAGATATTGAATTAAAACAAATGAAAGACCTTAATAATTGGAAAGAAATTACAAGAGGATTGTATCGCTTTGTAGTCGGCACGAGTGCTTGCTATGAAATTCATATCAATATATACGAACACAATACGCCTGTTTTAATGGCAAATGCAAGTTTGTTTTTAGTTGGCGAATGGGTTGACAAAAATGGTGTTAATTTCTTTTCAAGGGAATGCCTATTAGAAAAACAAAGTGTTTCCGAATGTATTGAAAAAGCAATACAAGATTACAAGGAAAATATGAGTTGAGGGAATAGAAATGACAGATAGAGAGCGTATATATAACCTTGTCAACAAGGTATGTGATTTATCTATTAAAGCAATAGATAAAATAACGGAATTAAAGCAAGAGAACAGCAAATTAAAACAGCGAGAAGCCAAGCGAAAATTTAGAGCAATGACTTATGATGAATTTTGCAAAAAATTCAATAAGGGTTGTAATGAATGCCCTTTTGAAGATGATTATAATTGTATTAAACAAAAAGATTATCCTTGCAAGCCGTATGGCAAATACATATTGATTGAGGTGAAAGAATGAAAGCATATAGGGTTATGGAGCGTGAGGACAGTTATTGTATTGCCGTAGTTTTCGCAGAAAGTGCAGGAAAAGCAAAGAGTTACGCTCTTACATATATTTTCGACGATGTTAATTATTGCGATTTGATTGCTAATAGAGTTTCTTTAATCGACAAATATTATCAAAAAAATAAAAAAGAAATGGATTGGACGAACCCGAATGACCGCTTAATACTCGTGAAAGAGTTAGGGGTACATTGTGCTTTTGATACTGTCGATATTCCCGACTGTCAAAAATGCAGAGCAAAAAATTATTGTGATGTATATGAAGAATATTCCGAACTTCTTAAGGAGGTAATAAAATGAGCAAGGAGTTGACTAATTTTTTTGCTATTATTGGAATATTATTTTTGATTGTAATAGTTGGATTTACTTTAATCGTAATATTGAGTTTTATTCAACAAAAAATTGATGAGTTAAAAAACTATTACAGAATTAAACATAGATTTGATAAGCCACCGCTTGCCGATTGTTATTGCATAGATTGCAAGTTTTACAATCGTGAAAATGAGAGATGTTATATGCTTAACCGAGACACAGCAAATAATTGGTTTTGTTGGAATGCAAAACCGATTGATGTTGAAACGGCAAAGCAATTAGAAAAGCGAGATAAAAAATGCTGAACACACCATATAACAGAAAAATACAAAACTTTCTTGAAGAATACATTAACTGCGATACTGACGCTGTTTATGTAAACGGAATGATGAAAAAAGAAGCAGTCAAAGAAGCAGTTAGATTGTTGATTGAAGAAAATGTTTTTTTATCCGCTAATGATATGAGGTTACAAGCATTAAAAGATTATAACATTTTCTTACCTGCGTGGGTATTTGAAAGGGTAAAGGAAAAAAAGCAATGATTGACAAAAAAGAATTAGTTAATCTTATCAAGAAACAACAAGCCGAGGACGACAAAGCCTATAAAATGTTTAGTTTTGATGATGATTTTACGGTGATTTACAAGGCAAAAAAAGC